TCAGCCAGTTAAAAGCGTTAGGTGTGGCTTTTGGCTGGCTTCATTCTTCGACTGTGTCGAAATTGTGACGTGCTCACTATATTTGGTTAAATGTTGACCGCTAAAATGAGCGTACTTCTGAACCATTTCTAACGTCTCCCATCCTCCCATTTCTTTTAGCACCATTAATGGTGTTCCGTTTTGCGCATGCCAGCTCGCCCAAGTATGCCTCAAGTCGTGAAAGGTGAAATCTGTTATATTTGATTCGGATAATGCTTTGTCATAGCATTCCCGATAATAACCAGCTCTCTTCATTCCATTATTTGAGAAAACATAATCGCCATCTTTAGGAGTATTGTTCAGTATTTCTATGGCAACATCATTTAGCGGAACTGGCCTAGCTCTTCCTGATTTTGCATTATCTGCAGTAACGTGAGCAACTCTTCTTAACGTGTCCACGCTTTTCCAAGTGAGGGATAGTATTTCACTTTTCCTCATCCCAGTGAGTAGGGCGATCGAAACTAAATCTCTCATCCATTTTATTTTGATATTGGATAAAAGTAATTCAGCCTCCCAAAGCTCCAGCCATCGAACCCTGACAGTCGGCTCTTTCATTCTCGGTATATAGGATGACCTAAGAAGCCATCCCATCTTGTGAGCCAATGAAAACGCCCGCATAATAAAAGACCTGAATCTATTTTGCGTTGCGTTGGATAACTTTCTCTTTTTCCTGACACTGTAAGTTGGTAAAGAGTTAGCTATTTCATCGCTTGTTATTGTAGATATCTTTCTTCCCTTAAAATATCGTTGAAAGTGCTCCGCATACCCCAACTTAGTGTCAAAGCTAGATTGTCCTTCTGCATCTTTCAAAACAAGCACCATCATTTCTTCAAATGACCGGTCGGGTGATTTATCTAACTTTTCCACCTGCCACAGGTCATGCTTTAATTTGTCATGGTATTCTTGGGCTTTTGTTTTGTCCTCCGTGCCAGCAGATTTTCTAACTCTTTCTCCGCTTGGTGTTGCAACATCAACCCAGTACTTTTTACCTCTTTTGTAGATCGGCATTTTTTACTCCCACTACCGACTACAGCCAGCCGATAGACATTATTGTCGTTAAACTGCGCCTGTTCAAACTTTTTCAGGCTTTCCTTGTTTGCCCGCCAAGAGCCGCCGACCTTAAACATATGATATTTTGACGGCTTTCTGTATATCGTGCCCTTTGATAGGTTCAATAACCTTGAGTATTCTTCTACTGTGTAATATGAGTCATCCACTATTAATCTCCTTATCGATAGAGTTGACGTAATAAGTCAACCACATAATCGGTGGGAATTTCTTGTGTTTTTCGCTGAGTGTTAATTGAAACTTTGGAAGGTAATCTTTAAGTATTGCTGTGCTTTGTTTATCGCTGAGTTTCTTGAGTTGTTTTAATTTATCCCTGCATTCCCTTGCAACAGCCCTGCGTCCATTCTCCATTTCTTGTGGTGTCATAGGCCACCTATGCTATTTGGCTGTACTTTTCTATTTCAGATTCTTTAAATCGGCAATTGTGTTTAACTCCATCTCCACAGACATATTTAAAATCATCAAGCGGATTTATTTCAATTACAGTTAAAATATCGCCATCCATGTATCCGCAATAATCAGAATGACCATCATCAATAAGAATTACTTTATCTCCAATGTTTATATTATTCATTCTCCGCATCCTTCATTAATAGGAATAATTCCATTGCAGCACGATATAAGTTATTGCTTCTAGTTCGTTCACTTGCAAAACCATATGCAGGAGAAGCAACCCAATTACCGCCGTCATGCTCTTCTGCGAATACATCAAATGCGGTGCATATCTTATTATCAATAATAATCGGCATTGCATCGGCTGGATAATTGCAAGGATTAAACTTTTGAGTCTGCCCGTTATTAAACTTCATAAAAATAGTTTGTTCTTTTTCGAAATAAACATACTTATTTTTAGTGTCTATTTCTGCTATTCGTTTATTAATCTCAAAGTCAGAGAGTTCAGTGTATTTATTCATTGATTACCATCCTGTCATTTCTATTTCATCGCTATCAATAAACCATGACTCAATTTCATCGATTCGAATGCCCATATCATCTAATGATGGATAACCATCAATTCCCTTATCTTTAGACCAATCGAATTGTTCGGTAACCCATTCCTCATCCTTGAAGTTATTAAATGCCACCTGTTGGAAACATTCTGCACAGAACATTGCAAAGCCTGCCTTTTCATGGCTTCCGTATTTTTTAGCTCTATACTCTGCATCACCATAGAATTTATTAATTTGCTCACACTGAGTTTTAAATTTATCTTCGTCTATAACAGTGACGACCATTTCTAAATCTTTTTGCAACGTACCAGAACTTATTTTAATTTGTCTCATCTGAATACTTCTCCGCATTTTATCTCAACATCCCGCACCATCATTATCTGCATAGCACGGCTCTCGCATTCTTGCTGTGTGTATATTTGCTCAGATACAGGCGTAACATATCCCTGCCAAATTAATAACAGTGCAAATAGTTTCATTATTATTTAATCCAATCGATATAATGGAATATTATGATAACTAGTTTTTAATGGATGCAATGTAGTGAATTTTACGTCTATATTTCTAAGTTCTTTTTCATGAGCAAAACCAGTTGGATATTGATTAATGATTCTGTTTAGCTCATCACACAATGCAATAATAACTTTCTTTTCTGGCTCTTTATTATCAGCAATCATACCTTTGGTATAATCGATTAATACTTGAAGTTCATTTTTATTCATTTTTTATTTTCACTCCGTTGTTGATTAATATATTTTCACACTTCAATAATGAAGTGTTATAGCCTTTCCTATAGCCTTCTTCGTAATCACACTCACGGTATTCTTGGTCATATTCTATGCAGTCTGGCAATTCAACTTCCAAACTCTCGCGTGATGCTTGCCATGCCTCCCACGCTTCTCTAGTTACAAGATAATAGTAATATCCAAACTGGTCTTTTTTGAGCGGGTCTATATGATTTTGCGGTTTCTTTAAAAAATACGCTTCAAATTGCTGCCTTGATTTATCCATCACTCCACCTTATTTAGCTCATCAATGCCTGATTTTGTTAATTTCCATCCATCTTTAGAGTGAAGTTTAATAAGTCCTTTATTCTCCAATGAGAAAATTGATAGTCTATTACTTAACTGACCATACCCATTATTTATATTTTTTAATGTGCTAATTTGACGCTCTGTTAATTTCATCACTCCACCTTTCTTACTGTGAATGTTGGCTCGAATTCTAATTCAGCCTCAAACATGCCAAGATATTCATTATCAATCCAAAGCATGAAGAAGCACGGAAATCTATCTTCCCAGCCATCATGGTTGTCGTAGTAATCTTCTGAACATTCTTCAATGCAAAGCTCAAAATCATCATCTTCAAGGCTAAAGTTTAAGTTACTTTCAAGGTTATACCTGTGCTTACCCTCTATCGATTCAGGTTTTTCATTTTTATTATGCGCCTTGTAATACTGAACTATTGCCATTATTCATTCCTCTTCATTGCATCCCTGCGACTGTATCCATATAAGCTTTTATGAAGCCTTCCGCGACTGGCGCAACGATGGCATTACCGTAGGCGCGTAATCTTCCCACTCTGCCGGCAAGCCCATTAACCAACGGGAATGTTCCGGACTCAACAGGCCGCCACTTGTCATCTGTGCAGTATAGCCAATCTGTATCTCGCCAGTAGCCGTTAGTCTTTTGGGGGTTGTGATTGCCACCTGACCCGGTAACTTCAAGCAAAGCGTTTTCCCTGTTCCGCTCGACTTCGAACCTCGAGCATCGTTCGCTATCGGCGATACCCATCCGGCTAGCTTTGCCGCCGTTTGAATATTCATCCCACCTTGCCGGCCTTGTGTTCCCGCTCCGCTTCCGCTGTTCGCTGTTGGAGTCGGCCACCCAATAGAGCCGCTGCCTGATATGCGGGGAACCGAAGCCCGCAGCGCATAAATCAACCGCTGTTGTTGCGTAGTCCTTTGCTTCCAAGTCAGTTTGTACAAGGTCGAGCCAAGTAAGTCCGCCTTTACTTGCAACTTGCTCACCAAAGATAACGTCAGGTCTGCATTCGCTGATGAGGTGGAAAAACGCTGGCCATAAGTGCCGCTCGTCAGTAAATCCATCGCCTTTGCCTGACGTGCTGAAAGGTTGGCACGGACAACTCCCTGTCCAGATATGTTTATCGTCTTCCCATCCAGCTTTTCGCAATGCATATGACCAAACTCCGATACCTGCGAAGAAGTGGCATTGTGTGTATTGTTTAAGGTCATCTGGTTTAACATCCTCGATTGAGCGCGTATCAATATCACCATCAGCTATCAAGCCGGCGGCAATAAGATTTCGTAACCATTCAGCAGCGAATGGCTCTATTTCGTTGTAATATGCTGGCAAGATACCTATCTCCTGTTTGCATCCTTGCAAATATTCCATGTAATTAAACGTATGGCTTAATATCGAATTGCCTAAACCATTCTTTTATTTCGTCGTATTCTTCATCGCTAATTCCATTATCTTCTCGCCACTCAGCGAATGAATTTCTAGCTGCATCTTTAGTTAAGTAATAAATAAAATCCTGTAACTTTTCAGGTGTGTTCATGGTTATATCCTTTGGTTAAATCACATGGGGGGGTTAGAACGGTGGTTCTTCATCAAAATTCATTGGCGGTTCGTTATAATTTGGTGCCTGTGGTTTATTCGATTGCTGCGGCTTCGGGCTTCCTGCCTGATTACCGCCATTACCGCCTAGCATTTGCATAGTCCCGTTAATGCCCACTACAATCTCAGTGATGCTTTTTTCTGTACCATCACTTGCCTGATACTTACGAGTTCTCATTTTGCCTTCAATGTATACCTGACTCCCTTTTTTTAAGTATTGACCTGCTATTTCAGCTAGCTTCCCTTGTATAGAGATGTTATGCCAATCAGTGCGCTCTCGTTTCTCTCCTGTATTTTTATCCGTCCATGTTTCGCTTGTTGCTACCGAAAAACTAGCGAAGGCTGTTCCATTCGGTGAATACCTAACGTTTGGGTCATCGCCTAAATTACCTACGATGATTGATTTATTTACACCTCTATCAGCCATTAGCTTTCTCCATGTCTTCCTTTCTGGCTTTGTATAGCGTTTCTAGTTTTTCCAAACTATCAGCATCACCAGTAAATTTCTTTTTTAGCCATTCATATGATTTTTCGAGTTTATCTACATCCATAGAATCAATTTCTTGATTAAAGAGTGATAGATAATCCATGTTTGTTTTTGGTGGTTCAGCTATTTCTAATTTCTTAACTCTATGCTCTGCACGTTTACCGCGAGATACGGAAAGCATTAGAGAAAAATCGCCTTCAATGTCGCTCATTGCGTGAACTTTTATTCCACCGACAGCAACGCCACCAAACTTAACATTAGGGTCGCCTTTGAGAGTTAGTGACTTACCAACCCACTCATGACCATTGTTTCCCCAGCCATCAATTAACACTCTACGCATTGATTTTGATGGTTTGTATGGGCGACCGTCATAACCAACAAGGTCAATAAACACTGGTTGGTCTTTAGAGCCTTCCCTCACTGATTTGATAACTGCTGTTATTGGCGTTGACTGGACATCTTCAAAGTTAAGCTGATCTGACTTTGGAATGATGGTGCGTGATAAGTCCATTAGAGATATACCTCATCGTCTAAATATTCATCATCGAATAAGTAATTAGGAACATTGATTTCACTCGCTGGAAGAACCATTCCCTCGGTTCGTAGTGATTCGTCATCAATGCATTCTTTGATTTTTCGTAATGCTTCGTGCATATGCTTATAGCCAAGCTCCAGTGATTCCGTGCCGATGTAATACATGCAGTTGGTATAAGGCGGTTTATTCTGAAGTGCAAAGAAGCAAAACTGGTCTAACTCAATCCCTGTAGTTAGTTTTAAAACGTACAGATAAAAGGCTGCTTGAATATGGTAGTGATATTTACCGAATGCCTGACTAAAACCTCGCTCAGTTGCATCCATGCAACTTTTTACATCAAGCGGGTAAGGGTGGGAGTCTGATAATCTATCGAACCGACATTTAAGCCTTAATCCAGTCACCGGACAGGTGGCAAACATCGATACCTCTGATCCCCCTTTTGCCGCCATATAGTCCGTAAAGTCGGTATTCATCTTTGCTGATTCAATCATCCTTGTAATTGTTTCTACTTCGCCATTTATTAGAATGTTGTCGGCGTTGTAGGTTTTCGCTAATTCCTTATATTCCTTGGATGCACGAGTTTTAATTTTTGGATCAAGTATGAAATCATTTTTAAATACTTCAGGTTCCAGTAATGCCGCATGAATCGCCGTTCCAATCTGCGCCGATTTACTTCCTTTAAATGGGTTAAAATACAGATTAGCAGGGCTAACACTAATAGCCTTGACTGACGTTGACCCTATCGCTTCATCCTTGTGATAGTCTTCATTACTCAGTCCGTAAATAATTCCTTCTCTCATTGAATAAGCCTCTCTTTCAATACATCCTGTATTTTCTTTAGGATCCTATCCTTGGTTGATTCTGATAATTGGCGAAGTTCCTCTCCGTCAATTTGGTTGTAAATATCAATCGCCATTTCTCCAATCTCAAAGTTTGGGTCATGGCCTTTGAGTTGAAAATTCATGCTGCGTCCTTACTCATTTTGCTAGCTACCATGCTGAAAAATTGGCTTCCTTGCCCAGCCTTGATTAATTCATCCGTGAAGTCATCCATGCTTTCACGCTGAATCAAGTAGTCGACTAACTCATTCATGCTCCACGGGAACAACCCTAGAACCGTTTCAAGCCCTCCACTGGCTTCTATATGGGTCACATTTTCATGGGCAACGACAGGGTGGTTACGTTCGCATTGCAACGATGCAAGTTCGCTTGTTACTTTTAGTGTTTTCATGTGCACCTCTGTAATATTTCTCTGCTAACTTCATGCCTTTTTTCCATGCTGTGTTGCTGCTTTCACGCAAAGCTACGCCGCCCCATGCTTGAGCGCGGGTTAAAGTCCGTTTATTCATTTGGTTATCTCGTTAATAGAGGTAATAGAATTGCAGCCATAATGATTAATGCTGCGTAGTAATAGTTATCGCCCATGTGATGACCTCACATAGTTATTGAAAGTGTTCTGGTGTTGGTGCGGTGGGTTAGTAGTGAATCTTAACGTTTGATACTAGGTTTTTAGCGATAGCGATAATACAGCTCTTGGCGCATTCTTCTGGAATGCCTGCATCGATTAAATCCTGCATAGCTTGATTGTTAATTTCTTTTTGATGTTTCTTATTAGCCTGACGTTTCACATCTTCCTGACGCTTACGTTCTTCTTCTGCTAATCGTTCCGCTTCGATATCTGCCTGTTTTTTACGTTCGGCTTCGATAGCTGCTAACTTTTCGCGCTCTGCCTTTTCCTTGGCATCTTTCGCTGCTTGCTCTGCGCGTTGAATCGCCTCTAGCTTTTCACGCTCAGCGCGCTCTTGTGCTTCCTTGGCCTCACGTTCGCGCTTTGTTGCTGCTTCGATTTCTTGCTTAGCTTTCAGCTCGGCAGCTTCTTTTTCCTGCTTCGCTTTGAGTTCGGCTTCTAACTTGGCTTGTTCTGCTGCTTGGCGCTTTAATTCATCTTCATAAGCGATTCGTTTTCGTTCTGCTTCGGCTTTAGCTTCGGCAATCAACTTGTCATGCTCGGCGTTCATTTCCAACGCTTCAGCATGTAAGTAGGGCATAATTCGCGCTAGCTCCTCCGCTTTTACCCTTTCTTCCTCCGCTTTTTTCTTTTGTTCTTCTTCGACAATCCTCTCTTCTTCAGCTATAACCCAATCATCAGCTGGCTTTTTAATTTCAGATGCTAAGGTATCAAGTTCCTTTTTAAATTCCGCTCTAGCCGCATCAATTTTCTTTGGAATCTCTTTTAGTTCTGCGGCTAATTCTTTTCCTTTGGACTCGATATAAGTTTTCGATCGTGTTACTTCATAGGCTAAAGAAATTAACTTCTCCCTGTTAACTTTCTTCGACAAATCCAGCTCGCCAAGTTCTTCTCTTTTTTGTTTGGCCTTAGCTTTGATTGCCAATAATAAGCTTCCTGCTTTTTCTGGCTCAGTAAAAATAGAAAGTCTATTTTCCTGTTCAATTACGACTAATTCATTTGCCATTTCCTATTCCTTAAATATGCGTATTCCTCACTATTAATAGCGATATGAATAATTAAATGGTGGGTTACTGCTGACCGAGGGCTTTTGCGATTGCTATGCGAGCTTTTTCCATTGATGATTCGTAGCTGTCATTCCAGCCTTGCTTGCGACCATTGCGTTGCATTTCAATCAATGCCTCTAATAACTCTGGTGCTGCTGCAATTAGATGGGAGTCTGCTTTCTGATTGGCTGTTGTGATATCTAAATAAACATCACCAATTGTCACGCCGTGAAAAGTTGTCATTATTTCATTGGCATTTCTTATGGTGTATTTCCAAGGCGCTGGACTATGCTTAAATTCCATATCACCCCCTAGCCTTTAACATTGCATCTGCCAGCTCATAAGCGGATTCAGCTAAAGTTTCCAATTCCCATAATGTGGCGTGACCATATCTATCTCTCAGCATTGGGCTATTTGCATTTCCACACCATGCTAGTAATATTTTTACTGCAAGGTCATCACGAAACCCACCTGTTTTATCTGTCATACTCCCTCCGTTATTAACTAAACACGCATTGGCATAATCAATACCGATACTGGTTTGTACGGGTTGAATATGTCGCAAATGATAGCGTCTTGACCTGTTTTGAATTGAAGTTCGATAGCTGGCATTTTAGGGTTAACGTATTTTGCTATCTTCTGCAATTTGGTGAGGAATGAAACGTTAATACCTATTTTAAATGGTAGGTTTTCTTTCATTTTTCGCGTCTTTTCGATTAACTTGTCTATATGCGGAAATCGACCGTCGATAACGCTACACATTGAAACGCCTATTAGCGTATTTTCATCTGAAAACAACCTAACAATTCCGTCATCAGTATCGAAAATTGCATAATCGAATTGTTTCGTTGGTAATTTGCCGACTGACAAAATAACTTCATTTTCAATTTCGTTATCGTGTTCGCCGTATGCCAGCATGTGACCATCTGTGCCAGCTACTTTGCCGTTAGGGAGAAAACAGATACCGCAAATGTAGTAGCGAATATCTCTTATTGCCATGCACTCCATAACAGCAAGTAGAGTGCCTCTATCTATCTTTAACTCCATCTCTATCTCCTATCTATTAATCACCTAGCCATTCAAGGTATTGCATCTCTTGAATAACTCGTTCATCTGTTGGCTCTCGGTTCTCTTTATTGCATTCCTTGCAATTGGTTGCCGCTACTAGTTGACCCATGCAGCCACATTCACGACCAGAGCAACAGGCGATAAACTCAATTCCGTCATGGCAATATTTATTGCTACATTTCATTACGGCTCCTATCTATTAATCAACTCACCACAGCCCACCTTGATGGACTGTAATTAGTTAACTAACCGCTAAATGCTCACGTGCCTTTTGATTTAATTCGTTAAATACGTCGCGGAATATTGGATATTCTTCTTTTGGTACTTTATTTAAATACCGATGAGCTATAGCGCCTGTTTTCTCATCAAGAACTATTCGCCCACCACTAACGCCATTAACAAAAAAGAATCTAGGGAACTTTCGCCATTGGGTTATCATCCCATCTTTAATTGCGCTAGAGATGTAGGGTGGCAAGTCGACTGATTCAGCTATGGAAATTTTATTTTCTTCTCGCTCGATAGCGTCTTTAGTTACTTGAATGCTTAACTCAAGGTTTCTTAACGCTTCACTTTGCTTTTCCCATTTATTAAGTGTTGCGCGTCCGTTGCGCTTATCGTTCAGTGGTTGCCCATTAGCTTGCTTTACTGTGTCGAAGTGATTCTGTAAGCGCTCGTCAAATAGCGCTTCTTTCTTTACTAACGAAGCCTTTAATATTTCAAGTCGCTTACTCATATCTATCCCCTTGCTGTGACTGAACTGTCACTCATAATCGGCTTGCGTAGCCGTGGTTGCTTGCGTTTATCGCATTCCTGCGAGCGTTTCTAATCTTCACTAGCTCATGGTCAGTAGCGTATTTATGATGCTGCCTGATATGCATGGCTGGCGTTCTTGTGTCGAAATCTTTATGACATACCGGACAGTTGATGATGAATTTCACGTTATGCCCTCGCTGTTATCCCAAACTCTGTTTTAGGCTGCTCTCTGTACTTTGTGGTTGAGTAAATAGCCACGTCATTCAAGCAGCGATTATCTAAACTTGCGTGATCCCGTTTCACCCGTAAAGACAGAACAGGGCGCACTTTCTTTTCCTTCACTGAGTTAGCTTTAGCAATTTCTTCGGCTTCCAGTTTTCTAGCCCTGAAAGCTGCATATCTAGCGTATTGACGCGCTTTATATGAATCACTGTTTACATGTTTAACTTCTACTGCTTTCTGCTCACCTGATTGTTTAGGTGACGTTTTTAACGGTTGAAAGTAAGTTGTCATGCTGCCTCCTCTGAATAAGTTTTGGTGGTGTAGTGATTGCTGATATTGCTCTGCCACAGTTGCGCAAACCTCAGTCCCGACTCACATTTCATCTGTGAATGAAATTCATGATTACTTTTGGTATCGGTCACTTCACCCCAAAACCCACTCAGTGAAATGTTGGACAAGATGTCATTGTCCGTACTGCTATATTTTTAAAGAGCATGGCTTGCTGATGTGACTTGCTTGCCGTTGATGGGGTTAAATATAACCAGCGGTGATTTAATTGTCAACACCGCAGGTGATAATAATATCATTGGCGGTGATAATTTAATGTATTTAAAGGGGATTTATTTTCAAAAATTATTTATCTTGCGAGGGAAATCACACTGGAGGGGAATTGCTGGCATAAAAAAGCCCTCGCGGGGAGGGCTGGAAGGGCTAATCGTCAGATTTTAATTTCTTTAGAAGCTCTTCTTTTTTCTTTTTCTTATCAGCTCTATGTATCATTAAATTCTTAAACGACTGAATTTCATGCATTATTGAGCGAATGTATATGAGTGTTGATAGCGAAGAAAAAATCAAGCCAAAGCAAATAGAAATGATTGTGCTCATACTTATAAATTGCTGTTCAAGCAAAAATAGCACTACAAAAATTATGGCTGAAACGAAATAAAAGCAAATAAGAGCATACAGCCTATTTTGTTTTGCGGTTACTATCCCTTTTAACCTACGAATCTCCGAAGATGTTAGTTCGGTGTGCTCGCTAGACTCTGGTAATTTAAGCATAGCTTGCACAGAAAAGGTGGCTGGGAATAATAAAAGCGTCACGAGTATCCAAGGCGTTATTGTGGTGTTTATTGCCATGTAGTTAGACGCAATCTTAGTAACTAAAAAACCAATAATGAAGGCTACTATCATATTAAAAAGCAATTTTTTAGTGCTCATATAGCCTCCTATTTACTTAATCTTTAGCTCCGATCTCCCCCGCATCTACTTTGGATAAAAGCCATTTATGCATTTGCAAATATAAGTGATTTTCGTCAATTAGTCCATTGTTGTATTGAACGTTTAGATTGCCTCTTAGCCTTAGCTCACTGCCTTTTATCATACCTCCACCATCCAGATCTATTTGTATATCTTCCTCGTCAATATGCCTCATTGAGCTTGCTAAGCTGTCTAACACAGCTTGTCCTGATTTCGATGTTTTTCTAAAGTAAGTTATCTCTAAAGTAACTTGAATATTGGCATCATCTAAGGCGTCTTCTAATTTGAGGTTGCTGAATTCCTTATCCCCAAGCATAGCTCTGATTATATTGCCACCTCGTCCAGTTGGCATATATTTTATTTTTTTGACTCTTTCTTGCTTGCTTTCTGATTGGTGTTTAATTGAGATATCGCCATTTCCACTTTCTGCTTTAACTGGAACGCTGCCAAGTTTTATTTTTCGAACTGGGGTGCTTTCCATAATAGATATGGTTTTTTCTGCTGGCTTATCTTGCAAAATAAGACAACCATCATCATTTAACTGATCTGAAAAACTATGTATTAACCAGTTGAAGTGGGTTTCTATATCCTTTGATGTCAATGCCTTGGATTGAACTATCATTACGTGATTCTGGAAAACGCCGAAGTGTAGGATGGAGTCAATAAATTCCCTTTTTATTCTTTTTGTATCCTCTTTGGTTAGCTCCTCATCAGATAAAAGCTGTATTTGTTCAGATGTTATTGAGTTAATATCATAAAATTCAGAGTCTTCATTAATGGTCATCAAGGCTTGGCTTTTACCTTGCTCAAAAAGAATTAACTGACCAAATAATATCGTCTTATATAGCTCATTCTTGTTCACCATTCGGAATGGACTATTAGTGTCTAATGGAGATATTTTTTCCCTTCTATCAGACACTTTAGATGCAGTCCCGCCTTTGGATATAATGGAGCTTAATATTTCTTGCAGAGTTGCTTCACAATTAGGAATAACCGCTCTTTTGTAATGAACTACCTTGCTTCTAGTATCCTTAGCCATCCTTACCATTCCTATGAATTAAAATTATTTGATAATTTATATTAACACCACTCACACCCTAAAACGTGTCATCAGGCCACTGAGACTTAACCACTTTGCCTATAATCTGACAGTTGCCGTTAATCGGTATCATTTCGAATCGTGGGTTTAGCGGCTCAAGGTATTCCGTTTCACCTTCTCTGATTAGCCGCTTAAATGTGAACTCATCGTTCAACAGACGGGCTATGCAGAAGTCACCAAACTTAACCTCTTGCTCAGGGTCAATAAGTATCAACATACCTTCAGGAAAGCTCGGACGACCACCTTGAGGTGCTGTCATTGAGTGTCCTTCAACCTCTAACCAGAATGAACTCTCACTTGCCTTTTTAGCGGTAGGTATCCAAGCGATAGCATCATTAGCAGTATAGGCGTTTTCATTTTCGGTAAATTCACCAGCCTGTACTTTTGTGAATAGTGGGTAGCTATATTTATTTTCTCGTTCAACCAATTTAGTGGATGAAACTTGGTTGAACATTTTTCTAATTTCTTTTGCTAATGAAGGGCTGAAATCATCGACAGGAACATCAAGCGCAGCCGCTAACTTAGCAGCATTTTCAACATTTATAGCATTAGTTCCATTAAGAAGTTGCGCCACGGCGCTTTGACCCATTCCGATACAATCACCTAGAGACTCTTGGGATAAGCCAAGCTCTTTCTTTTTAGCCTCAAAAATGGCTTTAAGCCGAACTGCGTCAGCTTTTTGTTCTTCAGATATCGGTTTCTTTTTCATAATGCGATTTTATTACCAAATGGAATATTTAACAATCACCGCAGGTGTTGACTAATTTATCACTTGCGGTGATAATAAGTAAAAAAGGAGAAAGCATGGAAAGAATCCCATTAACGGCATTTGCTACAGAGCTAGGCCAGAACAAAGCAGCGGAATTGCTAGGCGTTAGGCAGAGTGCTATTAGCAAGGCTATTTTAAAAAAACGAAATATCTTCGTAATTAAAAAACAAGATGGAACTGTACAAGCGGAAGAAGTTAAAGCATTTCCATCAGGCAAAAACGAATAAGCACCAATCGCTCTTTAAAAAATCAGCCTCCGCCCTTTGACCTCAATCGGCAAAACTTAACTCACAGGATCGTGAGCAACGGACTACATGCAACTATTTAATGGAATATAAATTATGGACTACGCAAAAACTATCAATATCACCTGCAAGCCTGAAATGCTCGAGAGCTACTTCTTCAAAAGAGTTCTAGATGAGGGTAACAATTTATTTGCAAGTGAAATGGGCATACATCCAACAGCATCAAGCCGAGAAAAGAATCGGATATTCAAACTAGCCTGTAAGGCTATAGCGCATTACGGGCTGCCTGAAGAAGCGGTATCAATGCCAGAGACTACTAGAAATGTGGTGATCGAAGGTGACTATGCAGAGCAGATTATCAAAATGCTTGAGTACAACGGAAGATTAAAAAGAAAAGCCCCAACCGCTGTAACGGATGAGGCTCAATTGGAACTAATTTAAAAACAACTGATGAGGTAATTATACATGAAAACTAAATTTAATTACAGCGCTGTGCATAAAAACGTCATGAGAGAACGTGAGCTAAGAAAAGTCACTGAGCAAGGAGTAAAAGGTCTTAGGGCTGCGTTAGAGGACGCAAAACTAAGACAAGCTCACAAGGAAGAATTAACCGGAGGGAAACAGCATGAGTAATGTGTCATATGCGCTGCAAAGACGCTTTGAGCAGCCTGTTAAGTCAGGCAAGGGGTTTGCCTTCATGCACAGGAAAATTAAGGACTGTGACTTCTACAGGAAGGATTCAGAGGCTGTACATTTGTGGTTACATTTGATTATGACAGCCAGTCACCAGCCCGAGCTAGTAGATACGGATATAGGTCAATTATCTATTGGTCGAGGGCAGATGATGAGAAGTCGCCCAAAGTTATCTGAAGAAACGGGGATCTCAGATAATAAAATAAGGGCATTACTAAGAAGTTTTGTCAGCAAAGAAATGATTTCTATTGATGCTAAAAGTAAGAAAATTAGCATCATTACAGTGCTGAAATACGACGAATATCAAGGAAAAAATTGTCCGGAAGTTGTCCGAGAGTTGTCCGATGAAATTCCAGCAGTATCAAGTCTTGAGAGCGGCATGTGTCCGGAAGATGTCCGACGATTGTCCTTATACAATAATACTAATAATAATACATCTAAAGATGTATTTGGTGGACTTTCTGACGAAAGCCACGATGACCAATCAGTCAAAATTAAATCTAAAAAATCACCACCAATTCCCTATCAAGCAATCATTGATGCTTACCATGAGATCCTACCTAAAATGGCAAAAATTCAAGTGGTGAGGGGAGCTAGAAAAAACAACATCCGTTCTTTCTGGCAAAAATGTAATTCTGAGTACATGAGCAAGCATGGAAAGCCATTCACTCTAGATAACTGGCGTGGCTATCTAGGTTATATCGAAAGTAATTGCAAATGGATGATGGAGCAGAGACCAAACGGCAGTGGTGGATATTGGGCTGCCAAAAACTTGGATTACCTAATCACTGACAAATGCTATGTATCAGTCAAGGAGGACAGAGCAAATGACCGTAAATAATTTCAAGCAAGTGCCACACAGCATTGAAACAGAGCAAAGTGTTATTGGCGCATTACTGATTGACCCTTCTAGTGACAATTCACAAAAAGTATTTTCCGTGTTGAGGCCAGAGGATTTTTACAATCACAATCACAAGATCATCTTTAGCGAAATGCGCAGTATGGCATCAAAGCATCAAGCGATAGATATTCTTACCGTGTCAAGCAACCTTGAAGCGTCAGGACTGGATGCAAATACGGGTGGCTTTGCCTATATCGCTGAGATAGCAAATGGGACACCAAGCGCGGCGAATGTTGTAGCTTACGCTAAAAAGCTTAGAGAGCACTCAGCTTCACGTTATGCAATTGATAAAATTAACGAAGCTACTCGTTTATTGATTGAGCCTAGCACGCTGACATTTACTGAAAAAATGGAGTTTGTTCAGAAACTAGTCACTGATGCGACAGAGAATGGGGTCACAGGTCGTAAGTCTGGATTGAAAAACATGGCTGAGTTGTTGCCTGTGTGGTTTGAAGGCGTCGAAAACAGGTTTAATAATCCAGAGCAGTTCGTTGGACTCAAGACAGGCATTAAACCACTTGATGACATGTTGTCACCTAAATTTGTTGTTCGTGGGTCACTATTCGTTATTGGTGCTCGCCCGAAGATGGGTAAAACAACTGTACTTACTGAGTTAGCTAAAAATGTCTCCAATGATGGACTGGCAGTAGCCTTGTTTAGTATGGAAATGACTAACGACCAGATTATTGAGCGAGTGGTAAGTCAGAAAACAGGCTTGAATTCTGACATGTTCTACGGCGGCACTGATGATGCTTTCGAGTGGGGACTACTTGGTCAGGCTATGAGTGACTTGAGTGATAATCCTAACACTTGGGTCGATGACACGCCGAATATGACGATTGAACACATCCAATCAGAATGCCGGAAGTTAAAACGTAAAGTTGGGCGCATTGGTTTTATTGGCGTTGATTATTTAACACTAATGAGAGCTGGAAAAGCAGACAGGAACGACCTTGCGTATGGTGATATCACAAAAGGACTCAAGCAATTAGCAAAAGAACTCGACACTGTTGTCGTTTTGCTAACTCAGCTAAACCGTAAACTTGAAGATAGACCCAACAAACGCCCATTGCCAAGTGACAGCCGAGACACTAGCCAAATCGAGCAAGATTGCGATTACTGGATGGGAATACACAAAGAGTCAGTTTACACCGAAGGCGCAGACAAAACCCTCACTGAGTTACTCGTCAGGCTTAACCGTCACGGAAAAACAGGAACCGCATTTGTGGATCAGAAAGGACTTTGTTTATTCGACACTGACCAAATTCAAGCAATGGCTAGATCACAACCAGTAAATTCCCGTAACACACCAAATCATAAGGACTTCTAGATGAGCATATTATTTCACAAGGATAGAAATTGGCTGCAAACGCCTCAATACAGAGCTGCTGGACTATTAATGCGTAGTAAGTCGAGAGTTATAATGATGCCGAAGGAAAAACATCTCTATCGAAAAATTCGCAGTTGCTATCCAAGAGGAAAGGCATACAGAAACATTGAGCGGATTGAGTATTTCAGCAAACGGGGATTCTAGGATGGAATATCTACGCGATATTTTAGGCACACTATTTTTCATGCTAGTTCCCATAACTGGCCTTCTATCGGTAGCTTTCCTGATTTATCACGATAAAGAGGGTTGGGGATGGTTACTGTTCGTAGTGGTTGCTATTTCTGGCAGCTTAAAAATCAGTTATGGCAATTAAGCGAGGTGTTGAGTGATGAAAGAACGCAAGCCAGTTTTTGGCGACTTAATGCGAAATACATGCGCAGGTGAAGATAACCCTCGCCGCCACGGTTATTTTGTTCGGTCTATTCGTAGGACGGGGAGAATGAATGCAGGGCTCCATTATTAGCTGACTGATAAGAAAGGGAATTTTTGGGAAACCGACGCTGAGGTAATAGTTTTAGCGGATGAGAGGGGTGAGTGATGAAAGGAACAACGTTAACAGAGCTGAATCAGGTTTACGAGAAACAAGCGGCAAATTTAGCTTGGCGAACTAATCGATGCGCTGGATGGATATCGACAGATTCTTTCTTTTGGGAGTGTGGGTATCAAAAAAAGAAGTTACATCCTCGCGGCAAGACATTCATTCGATTATTAACTTTATGCAAACAGGCTGATTTTTATGACTAAAGGAACTAACTATAAAACGCTGATGTGGGCTTATGCAGATGAAAGAGGGCAGCGCAAAACTAAATATGTAAAAAGCAGCCATCAGAAACCTGATTACAACCGCAAGCTATACAAGTCTTATCGATGTGAAAGAGTAATGAAACGACTATTTAATCTGGAATGGCAGCAATGGCACGTCAACATGAAGCCAACGGGAGGCATCTAATGCAGGGAGCTAAGATGATTAAATTATTGAGAAAAGGGCTGGATGTTCCAACTGAGTATTTCAACTGGTCTGGTGTTAATGGCGGGCGATTATTGCTAGGAAGAACACTACTAGCCATTCACGGTAAAAAAACAGTGCGAGTATTTCCAATATTCCCATCATTGACTAAAGGCGCTTGCCTTAAATCTGATGGTGTTATCTGTTTTCTGCCACCAAAAAACAAAGGCGTAATTATTTACAGCGGCATTTTCCAATTACTCAAAGGAGTGCTAACTAATGCAGGGGAATAATTGGGTTAAGGTGAGTGAACGCAGACCAAGAGGAGGCGAACAGGTGATAGTTGTTGATATGGATGGATTCATGCATTTAGCAACGCACCAGTACAACTCGTTCCAAATCATTATCAAGCAAGATGGTGAGCTAATCGAAACAGTAGCTAGATTCGTAACACACTGGATGCCACTCCCACCAATGCCAGAGGGTGAATGATGAAGACTGAATTGAAAATTTATTTACTTATGGGCTACGACCCAGTGTTAGACCACACTTACGCCGTAAGAGGATTTTACTCTGAGGACAAAGCCAATCAATACAAGGAAGAAATGAAAATAAAGGAACCTGACGATCATTTCTACTGGAAAGAAATTGAGGTGGAATGATGAGCGAACTCAAGAAATGCCCTATGTGCGGCAGTAATAAACTGGGAATACTTAGCCATAAATTTGACGGTGTAGATAGATTTCACAGGGTTGAGTGCACGGAGTGCGAGTTAGCTACGGGACTTAAGTACACCAAGCGTGAAGCCATTAGGCTGGAACAGGAGAGCTAACAGTGAGTGATAGCAATTTAGACGGCGGCACGGTGTTGTTTATTTTAGTCATTGGAATATTTGTAGGAATGACTATAGCAGCAACGGCGGCACATTTCGGAGTATTTTCAGCTTGCGGAGGCTAACTTGGAAGCAGATTTCCTCTTCCACGAATCAACCAAAACCGCAGCATGGCAACACCTCAAAGAAGTTCTAGCAACAAACCAACCACACCGGATCATTATCAAGCCTTGGAAGTCCACACGCTCACTATCTCAGAATGCCACTTTTCATATGTGGTGCGGAGAGATAAGCAAATATCTATGCAAGAACAAGTCTAATTTCACGCCTGAGACCGTCAAGGAAATGTTAAAGCATACATTCCTAGGCTATGAGGTCACTGAAATGATAGACGCCACTACGCAAGATATAGAGCGCGTCAGGACGCTACGAAAAACATCAAAGTTAGATACAGGTGAAATGTTCCACTTCATGGAGCAGGTTGAATGCTGGGCGGCCGGTATAGGTTGTCTCGTGACAATTCCAAGCAATTCGGAATACATGAAACTCAAGGAGCAGCAAGAGCGATGAATAAAAACAAAATTGCACTGATGGGGTTTGCTCTATCAATGGTTTCAATGGCAGCACAGACGGCATCATGGGCTATCAATCATAGACGCAGTTGTTACAGTTACCCCACGTCAACTAAGCGCATCACAGGTCACGCAAAGATAAACCGAGCAGCCAAGAAGCGGAGGGCGAGAAAGTGAGTGAAGAACGTAACGGAATTTACCTCAGAATCGATGGTGATCAATATCGGCATGTTTGGGGGGTTGGTGATATTCACGGGTGCTTTGATTTACTAAATAATAAGTTGCAACAAATTGATTTTGATAAAGAAAAAGATTTATTGATTTCAGTTGGTGACTTGATTGATAGGGGTGATCAAAACGTCGAATGCCTAGACCTAATTAATGAAAAGTGGTTTAGGGCTGTGCGTGGCAATCATGAGCAAATGGCTATTGATGCCTTATTTAATGGAATGCCTTCGCATAACTGGCTCTATAACGGCGGCGACTGGTTTTTTATGCAGGACTACGATAACGAAGTTTTATCCCGATCCTGTTTAGCTAAAGCGGAGCAACTACCGCTAATTATCGAGGTCAATGTGAACGGTAAAAAGACGGTTATTGCACACGCTGATTATCCATCCGATGAATACAAATTCGGAAAGTCTGTAGATGAGCAGTATATAATTTGGAGCCGTGAGCGTATCGGTGACGATAACCTGCGTGAGATTAAGGGTGCTGACTTATTTCTATTTGGGCACACACCAATGATTAAAGGTTCTGTTAAACGAGCTAACCAAGAGTATATCGATACTGGCGCGGTGTTCGGATATGGATTGACCATGAGGCAGATAAAATGATTAGAACCCGACACGTAATTCTATTCTTTTCGATTGTTACTTTAGCGATGGGGTTTATGTATGGCTAACTTACGCAAAGAAGCAAAAGGCAGAGAGTGCCAAGTCAGGATCCCTTCGGTATGTAACGGCAATTCTGAAACCGTAGTGGGCGCTCATTATCGAATGGCTGGATTATGCGGCACAGGATGCAAGCCTAGCGACTTATTTATAGCTTGGGCGTGTATTGCATGTCATGACGAAATCGACCGCAGGACGCGAATCACGGACGCTGAATACGCAAAACAATGTCATTTAGAGGGAGTAATGCGAACTCAATCTGTATTGCTTAGCGAGGGGAAAATAAAGGCATGAAAGAATATCACCTTAAACTACCGTGGCCGCCGAGCAATAATACGTATTGGCGACATTGCAGAGGCAGGCACTACATATCACCTAAAGGCACAAACTACCGACAACAAATAACCGATTACATAGAACAGCAAAACCTAGACATCAAAACCACTTCCCGCATCAAAATAGTTATCACCGCAAATCCCCCAGATAAACGTAAAAGAGACCTCGATAACTTGCCTAAAGCTGTTTTCGATTCCCTCACTCACGCTAATTTTTGGGGTGACGACGAGCAGATAGATGATTTCCGAATAAGGCGCGGCGAGAAAATTAAAGGCGGATCCTTGGACATCACAATATGGGAGCTGAAAGATGCAGGCTGAAATCACAACTATTCCACAGTTGCTAATCAAGCACTACGGGAATATGACAGCTGTGGCTAGAGAGCTAGGTGTCTACAGGGCTACAGTAAGAAAGTTTGCAAGAGACTTGAGCGGCGATGAGCATCTAGTGTCCAATGGTCAGTTATTCACCATGTGCAGACAGCGCGGAACATCAGGTAATGGATTATGAGAAAAGATGAGCCATTTTATTTGTTAACTAAGTATACGAAGAAAAGTGATATTCGGAGGGTGTGGTTTGGCTCTAGAAAAAATCTCAATGACTCCCAAAGAGTATGGACTAGATACATGCTTATGACGTGGGGAAAGGTATATGGTGGAAATATTGATTATGGCGGTGAGAGTAGTGTTATCGGTAGGTTGATGATGAGGTCTGAATGGAATGAAAGTGAAGGAACTCGAATCATCAAAGTAGTTAACGATTACTTTAAGAAGGGCTATCGAGGTGAGGAGTTATTTAAGATATCCCATCAAACATTAAATGCAAAAGTAAGCGACCTCATCGCTCTCGCCAAAGAATCAGATGATGCCGCTTTTATTGAGATGGTTATTAACAAGACATTCAAACTAAGTAACCCAATCCGTCATGTAGCAATTAAACGTTATTGCGACTGCAAATACACGCAAAAGATGGCGCGAGAATTAAGGTTCGGACAAGATGTTAGCATTCAACAGCGCACGAGACGTATTGAATGGGCGCTTGAAATATTGGAAGAAGAGCTATATTACGCAATAAAAAGAGAGGAACCGGAATAATAGCAAACAATCGATACTAAATGGTGGGTTTTCGGCGAAGAAAGGCTGGATATCGCGAAATTTACATGTATAGTTTGTGATAAGCTCACGGCATTAAAACACAGAGCGGTTAACAAGCTAAAAATAGAGCCTCTACTTCGGTGGGGGCTTTCTCATAACTGAGGCATAGCCCTAACTGTCTATCCTATATCGAGGTAGTCACGCTATGTCCTTCTAAATAGTAACAGTGCCCCTCATAACCGCTACGTAGAACGGAGAAATCTGGTTTACGATACGTTTGGGGCTTTCTCATTTAGAGGTTTATAAGCTCGATGAATTCGAAGGCTTCGATGAGTTTGACGGATTTTAATTCCCCCGAATTCAAGGGAATAAATAGAACGTGGTAACAACGGGCATATCGCCTTAGTAAATCCCGACTGGTGCATGAGTAGCGCTCCATGCCGTCAGCCCACGAAACGGGCATTAATTCCAACCTGTCGGTATGACCGACTAGTTCAAAATATCGTTGGCCAACAGTCCCAACAGAACAATATTTCAAGAGGTCGCCTAGTGCGGCCTTTATTGCAGGCACAAAAAAGGCTACCGAAGTAGCCATTGATTATTTTCAATCTTATGCAGCTTTTCTGAGTGCCATATCAATCACTGAATTGTATCCGTGATTGTACGCTTCAAAAGCATCCTTGTGACGAACAAAGCCAGCTTGACTATCTGGGATGTATTCCAAAACAGAATCATTTTTGGCTTTTGGTGCTCCTACGAGAGCGTGATGACGACCCAACTCAAACGCACATCCAGAGCATTTATGTCTACCTGTCTGGCCTTGATAATCAGCGAGATAGTCAAATGATGCATCATAGCGATGTGGGTTTTTGCAAATATTCTTATGCATATATAAACAGTCCTGTATAAATAACAGGGCTTTACACAGATCATCAAGTGAACTAGACTGAAAAGGTGATCACATGTAAACCCTGACAGTTTTATTACCCCTTTGTAGCTCGACACTGCTTAGGGGTTCCCTATATCTAGTGTGTAATTTTCGACAGACATACTAGATATTAGGATATTATATGATCAATTAGTAAAAGATCAACGAAATGATCTACTTACGCTAAATTCCAGAAACCCTGCCCACTCCGGCGGGGTTTTTTCGTTTCTACCATTTTGCCAACGTCGGGAAGATGGTCACCATATCGAGCACATCCTCGGAATGGTCATTCATACGCCGCCACAGAATTCTAATCAACCACACTTAATTGACGCATAGAGATTGTGCGCGGCTATCTATTAACTAAAACACAGGTGTTATATATGCCAAGTACCGCAGCTGGTGCTATCGTCGGCGCGGCAGGCGGTGGTGCAATCGGATTAATGACAGGAAGTTTTGACTATGGAGTAATTACAGGTGCGATTATAGGCGCAACTGTTGCGGTCATAGCCTCTAAAGATAACAACAAGAAAAAGGTTCTGTTATTTATCTTATCGTTTTTAACGGGTGTTCTTATCTCTGAATCGGTGGAGCGAATAATTATTGCTGAGACAGGATATGAAATAGGCAAGACATTAACAGCCATTTTGGTTTCAGCATTATTCATTTCTTTGCTTCTTATTATCGCCAGTAGCGAAACTTTAACAAAGGCTATTCGATGGCTGCCTAGACTCATTGAAAATAACTTCTCTGTTTTGATGAGCACCTTAACTGAAAGGTGGAGGGGCAAGAAATGAGCTATCAAGAGATTATCAATTACATGAATGTAGTCATTTTATCCTCAATGGCTATTCGTGTATTTCTTTGTAATTACGTTCGTAAAAGAGATTCATATATTGGCGTAGTGCTTATCTGGTTATGTGTATGGCAGATATATCAGCTATTAACGCCTAATGATTTCAACACGAGTTTATCTAATTTATTTGGCGATACTTTTGTCTGCATTCTAGTTTTTGCAGCTAAAGGTAACATCATGCAGGTATTCAAGAAGGTGAGAAATGAACGAACCCAAATGGTTAATTGAAGCCAGAAAAGAAATAGGCGTGTCTGAACATACTGCGGCAGGCTCTCAAGCCGTCGATCAGATGTGGATTGATAGCAAGCTGCGTGGTTTGGTCGGTACCGCTAAAACAGTTCCTTGGTGTGCTGGCTTCGTCAATGCCATGTTAGAGCGTGCTGGTATTAAATCCCCTCGCAAAGATGCCTCAAGTTCATTTGATACTTTCGGACAGAAACTAAGTGAACCTAAATACGGTTGCGTTGTTCGCTTCTCTCGTTCTGGTGGTGGTCATGTCGGTTTCTGTGTTGGGAAAGCGGCCAATGGCTCATTGCTCATCTTAGGTGGTAATCAATCAGACGCAGTAAACATCAAAGCGTTTGGAGCTGACCGAGTTGTTGCTTATCGATGGCCTGATGGTGTTGAGGTAGATAATCGACCTCTGCCAATCGGTGATGCTGCGCTGTCAGTGAAAGAGTCGTGATATGAAATGGAAAGAAATTGTCATATTTCTAGCCGCTGCTCTGGCGCTAGGTTGGTTTATAAATAGCTTAATAGATAAAAACATTGAGCTAAGAGAAAATCTTAACGAGCAGATAAAAATAACCGCAGACTACGAAAAGCGCATTAACTCTCTTCACGAACTCGACACCAAACACACAACGGAACTCACAAATGCAAAAGCTGAACTTGATAAGTTGCGTATTGCTGCTGAGCGCAATCCTGAGCGGGTGTATATCAGAGCCAGTTGTCCGAAAGGCGAAGCCAATTCAACCTCCGGCTTGGATGATGCAATCACCGCCCGACCTACTGACACCGCTATCCGAAATTATTGGTTACTCAGACAACGAATTGCAGAGTCCAAGCAAATGATACTTGGCTTGCAAGATTACATTAGAACGGAGTGTTCACGATGAATGAACAGGTTTCAAAGGCGCTTACTGATTTATTGGAAAAAGCATCAAACGGCATTGATTCAACAGTTGCATTTAGTCACGCCAATTTGCCAGAGGTAATTCATCAATTACTAGCATGGAAAATGACAATGGGCATTATCTGGTCTGTTGTTGGCGCGGTTCTTATTGCGCTAGCTATTTTTATGCCTGTATGGGCTAAGAGAGCTAAGTCTAACGGTGCTATATGGACATATCATGATGGAGAAAAAAAATACAACATCAACTCCACTATGTATGATTTTTCCAGAACGATATTCCCAGCGTTAATTTTGTTTTTCGGTGCTGTTATTGCTATTGGCGGTTTTTCTATGTGGTTAAAGATTCTTTTGGCTCCAAAACTATATTTAATCGAATACGCCGCATCCCTGATTAAGTAGCCGACAAGAAAGCAATACGGGAAATTAAAATCAATAGATAAAAAAATCCCCCCACTTTTGAGGGGAAGGATATCAACCAGGGAAAACCAATCTAATACGAGCTTAACACCGCAGGGAGCTTTAGTTAATCTTAACTCATTGCTTTATATTTAATTGCCGTTAACTCGCCTCTTGAGGTAAATATCTGGACTTTAATTTTTCCGGAAAGTAAAAAAAGAGCACTTATCGTTCATACATCTCAAAAAATAATACCCTCATTATTAAAGAGACTTTTTACAGGCAAAAAAATAGCCCACAGAGATTTGGGCTAAAAAGAACAGCATTAATACTTAATATGATATCCATGTAAAGCATAGTAAGTAATTTTAAATTAGCAAGTTAGTTCAATAAATCCACGCATTTTCACCCTGTGCACCACATGCACACACATCTAAAAACATCGAGCCAATATTTAGGTAATGAGTCTTTGAGGTAATCAGTTATAGCTGGTGCGCTTCGATGGGCTGATTTTCCTATGTGGCAAAGGCTCATTACTAAGTAAGGTAAGCACCATGAAAGAATTAGCAGCTCATACAGAGTTAGATCTTCGCGCAATGATTTCCGCAAAAGACGGAGAGCCAGTAACTGACACATTTAAAATAGCCGAAGTGTTCAATAGACGTCATGCGGACGTCATCAGAGCTTTGGAAAAGTGCCATTGCTCAGATGAGTTCAGGGCAGCGCATTTTTTCGTTTCCGAGAAAATCAATGAGTTAGGTATTTTTGATAAAAAGCAAAGATACTATGTTATGGATTTTAGCGGGTTCGTCATGCTAGTAATGGGGTTCAGTGGCTCAAAAGCTGGTCAAATAAAAGAAGCATATATCAATGCATTCAATTGGATGAGAGGGAAAATTAGTGAGCTAAACAATTCCCTTGAGGCTGAAAGTAACGCTGTAATGCTTGAGTACATGAAAGAGAAAGATGTAGCTAGCATGTCTGGTCGGTTATTAAATCGATGGGGTAGAGTCAAAAAACCACAGTTGCTATCAAGAATAAGCAAGCTGGAGCAAAAGCGGCAATTGTGTATTTCATTTGCCAGTGAACAAAAAGGAATAGGTCGCTCAGCGGCCTTTTTTATGATGAAATAGTGCTAATTAATTCAATCAATGAGGTATAAATGATGGATGAGCAAGATGATTTAATCAAGCACTTACCTTGGACTGGCACTGCATTGAAAGTCGCACTGGTAATGACAGTTGAAACTATGAAGCTGACGCCAGAAGAAGCAGATAGTCAAAATATCACTGTTGTAGTTGGGCCATTCGCTAGGCCGTACAAAGAAATAATGGCAACTGCAGAAGAATACGGAGAAAGGGAAATTCCTAAATCAATGTGTGATATGCCATTAGATATTAAATAAACAATAAGAATTCACAATGACCCGCCTAGTGCGGGTTTTTTATTGGGTGGAATATGAAAACAGGAATCATCACATACAAGATGTCGCTTCGTCCATTCATGAAGCCAGTTTTAATTATCGCTGCCATTTTGCATATGGATTGGTTAGCGAATTTATGCTTCAAGAAAGAACTCGTTCTTGAAGGTGAGGAAGTAGAAATAACCAGTTAAATAATAAGGTAAATCATGACTACTGAGCTAACAGCAAAAGAGAAAATCCGCTTAGGCTTACTTAAGCTAACAGGCAATAACACCGCAGCAACCGCAAAGGCAATTAAGTTAATCGATGACGATCAGCTTGAGTATGAGCTATTTGTGCAGCTGTGGAATAGCAACAACGGCAACTTTGATAATGGCAACGTCGATACATTAACGAAAGTTGATTCCGTCTATCAACGAGTGCAGGAAACAAAGAAAACGTTATTCAACGATGAAGTAGCAGAATAACCAATCACAAAGCCAGTTCGAGTGAGCCGGCTTTTTAATTGACTATGAGGATATGAATATGGCACTGACAGTTAAGCAAGAGAAATTCTGTCAGGCATACGTCGAAACAGGTAATGCGTCCGAAGCTTATCGAGTGGCGTATGCCACGGGTAAAATGAAGACAGAATCTGTTAACAGGAAAGCAAAAGAGCTATTGGACAACGGCAAGATTACGGCAAGGGTTAATGAGCTAAAGAGTGATCATCGTGAGAGGCACAATTTGACTGTTGATGATTTGCTAAAAGAATTAGAAGAGGCTAGAAGGGCTGCTCTAACGGCAGAGACACCGCAATCAGCGGCAGCGGTTGGTGCGACCATGGGAAAGGCTAAGCTTCTTGGGCTGGATAAGGTAGTAGTTGATCACCAATCCTCCGATGGAAGCATGGCGACCAAGCCAACAGTTATTAGATTGGTAGGAGTATCACCTGATGGAGCAGACAGTTGATTTACCTATCCCTGCCAAATTAGTCCCAGTATTCGCAAAAGAAGGAGTTCGATATCGAGGCGCTTATGGCGGTCGCGGTAGTGCAAAGACTCGCACATTTGCAATGATGAGTGCAGTAAAAGCGTATCAGGCAGCAGAGCAAGACATTAGCGGAGTTATCCTGTGTGGTCGTGAGTATATGAACTCACTAGAAGAATCATCAATGGAGGAAGTTAAACAGGCTATCAGGTCTGTTCCTTGGTTAGATGATTACTTTGATATCGGTGAGAAATACATCCGCACTAAGTGCAAGAGAGTTAGTTACGTATTCTGTGGACTAAGACATAACCTAGACAGTATTAAATCTAAAGCAAGAGTGTTGCTGGCTTGGGTGGACGAGGCTGAGTCAGTATCAGATTTAGCATGGAAAAAGTTAAGGCCAACTGTTCGTGAATCAGGCTCTGAAATATGGGTAACATGGAACCCTGAAAAGGACGGTAGCGCTACAGATAAACGCTTTAGAAAAATACCGCCAAAGAATTCAATCATCGTTGAAATGAACTACAACGATAACCCATGGTTCCCTGAGGTTCTAGAAGAGGAAAGGCTTGATGACCTTAACAGCCTTGAATATGCAGATTACGCATGGATTTGGGAAGGCGCTTATCTTGAGAACTCTGATAAACAAGTTTTAGCTAATAAATACGTTGTTCAATCATTCCCTGATGACCTTTACCAAAAAGCAGACAGATTGTTATTTGGTGGTGACTTCGGATTTGCGAAAGACCCAAGCACTTTGATCCGCATGTTTATGTTAGATAGGAATTTATACATTGAATTCGAGTCATATGGTGCTGGAGTTGAGCTTAACGATATGTGGAAGTTCTATGCAGGCAAGGACGGCGCCACTGACAAGCAATTATCAGAATGGGAAGTAACTGACGATGCTAAGTTTAGTGGGGTTCCAGAGGCTAGGAAATGGCCTATAAAAGCTGATAACTCACGTCCGGAGACCATTAGTCATATCAAAAAACAAGGTTTCAATATTTCCGCGGCTAAAAAATGGCAGGGAAGTGTTGAGGATGGTATTACACATTTACGCGGCTTCAAACAAATCATCATTCATCCTCGCTGTAAGGAAACAGCAAAGGAAGCCCGTCTTTACTCATACAAAACAGACCGGATCACCGGTGAAGTATTGCCTGTGATTTTGGATGCCAACAACCACTGTTGGGATGCGGTTAGATACGGGCTTGATGGGTACATCACACAAAAATCTGTGGTTGGAATGTTAGTTAGAAAACGTTAATGAGGGCAAAAATGGAAGTAAATCAACAACGGCTGTCATTAGCGGTTAATAACGCAGTGAGAGCCATGAGCAGAATGAGGGCGTCATATGCGCAAGGCATTGGCACTGGAAATACAAAGAGGCCTAGAATTTGGGCTGAGTTTGGTTGGCCTGAAAATCTAACATTTGATGATTTTTACAGAGCATATGATCGCAATGCGCTAGGTGGTGCTGCTATCGAGCGTTATGTCTCTGGTTGCTGGATTGATTACCCTGAAATATTCGAAGGTGATGAGAAGGCAGACAAGGACGGCTCAACTGACTGGGATAATAATGTAAATAAGCTGCTTAAAACTCATTGGGATCAGGTTAAGGAAGCCGATAAACGGAATCTAGTAGGTCAATACTCAGGGCTGATTATTCAGTTTCGGGATAATAGGCCTTGGAATGAGCCAGTTGATACTAGTATTACTAAAAACCTAAAAGATAAAGCTATCGTTCGCTTGATACCTGCATGGGAGGCTCAACTCGATGGTAAAACATGGGATGATGACCAGACCAGTGAAAACTATGGCTTTCCTACTATGTATTCATTTACTGAAATGTCAGTTGGTGAGAATAGCGACGGGTCACCATCACGAATAATTGATATCCATCCTGATAGGGTAATTACACTCATTGAAGGGGCAGCGGATGGCAAATTATCGTCTGGGGTGTCACTGCTAAGAAAGGGGTATAACAAGCTGCTTGATATTGAAAAAGTATCGGGTGGCAGTGCAGAGGGTTTCCTTAAAAATGCAAGTCGACAGCTTAACTATGCATTCAGCAAGGAAACAGATTTCAACTCATTAGCGGAAGCACTTGGAACGAATATAGAAGGACTCCCTGAGGCACTTGATGAGCAAGTAAGACGGTTAAATCAAAGTATTGATGCCTCAGTGTTAATGCAGGAAGGGACGGCTGAGGTACTTTCTGTTCAACCTGCTGACCCTGAACCAACATGGCGCACATTATTAGCCGAGTTTGCAGCGTCGATTAACATGCCAGTTAAAGTGTTAATTGGTCAAATTACAGGTGAACGCGCATCAACTGAGGATATGAAAGATTGGGCTAAAACTTGCAAGTCAAGACGTGAGGGATTCTTAGAAAAAGTCATCACAAACCTAGTTAATCAGTTTGCAAGACTTGGCGTTATTGAGCCTAAAGATGAAATCACAGTTAGCTGGTCTGATTTACTCGCGCCTAGCCAGTCCGAAAAACTGGATAATATGAGCAAGGCCGCTGATGTCGCTCAAAGAACGCAATCTGCATATGGGCGTCCAGTACTATTAGAAAATGAAATTAGGGCACTTGGTGAATTCAAGACACTAAAAGAGTTTGAAAATAGTGAGCCACCCGAAGTTGGACGCAAAGGAGACCCATTAGTCGATGATGAAGAATCAAAAGATAGGGTCGCCGATAATACCAAGGAATAAGGCTGACCCGACACAATCAGGGCGGCAAGTTAGAAAGATGTTCCGTGATATTGATAATCGGTATTACGAACTCAAAAAAGCACTAAAGCAACTCTTCGACCTGTCATTTACTGGAAGAGAGAAAACGCAATCACCAACTCAAAGCTACATACTCGCTAAAAACGCACAGGATGAGCCTGATTCACTTTTTAAGGTCAATGCTGGTGTTTATGTATATGACCTAGCGGAACGTCCTACAGAGTACGCTAGATTCCTCGAAAGACTGCAATCAATGCTTGATGACTATCTTCTCGAAGGTGGCGACGAACGATTGTGGGCGTTTGGGTATGTATCTGATGAGTACGAGCGCGGCACGCTGAATGCTTACACTAACTTAGCCGTTCAATCCGAAGTCTACGCACAGCAAACAACACTCACTTATCTACTGTCACAGCCTGCTTATCAGAATCAGGTTGCAGCAGCGTTTATCTCTACTTATAGCGATTGGCGCGGCTTGTCTGATGCTGCACGCACTGACTTAGCAAATGTTATTGGTACATCGATAGCAAGAGGTATCAATCCTCGCGAAACAGCACGAATAGTTAGCCAGCGTTTAGATGTATCAATGACCCGAGCAAAGGCAATAGCGCAGACAGAACAAGTAGGCGCACTTCGTAGAGCAAACTGGAATGAAACGACATGGGCTAGCGAAAGATTAGGACTGAAGACCGGCATCTTATGGATATCAGCACTTAAACCAACAACTAGGCCAAGTCATGCAGCGCGTAGCGGAAAGATATTCACTGTTGAGCAGGTAGAAGAATTCTACTCAATCAATGGCAATCGCTATAACTGCTACTGCGGCAATCAACCAGTATTGCTCAATGAAGATGGCACACTGCATAACCCTAGTATTTTAGATAGGCTCACGAAATCGCGTGATGAGTGGGAAGAAAAGCTACAGGAATCAACAAGCAATTCATAAAGAGGCCAACACATGAAGCTATCCAGCATTCATGTTAAATCACTGGCTGTTAACTCCTCCAATATCTCAACTGAAACTATCGATGGTGATGAGCATATCGTCATTCGCGGCGTTGTGCCTGTCGTCGATGATGTTGTGATGAACGGGGGCTTATATCCAGCCAGTGAGATTAACAGTAGTTTTAAGTCGATGGAGGGGCGGCAGTGTCCATATGGTCACCCTAAACTCGGCACTGATTATGTATCAGCAGATACACCACGGGCAGTAAATAAATATCACATTGGGGCATGGGCTGAAAATGTCCGTAAAGATGGCGAAAAGGTCATCATGGATGTGAAAGTTAATCGTCGATTTGCTGATAGTGGCGAAAAGGGTAAAGAGTTCTTAGCTCGCATTGATGACATTATCGCTGGTAACAGTTTTGACCCTATTCACGTATCAACCGGATTATTACTCCAGCGAGAACAAAACAAAGGCAAGTCCAAAGGTAAGCCCTATACATGGGTTGCCAGAAACATGCACTTTGATCATATCGCAATATTACCCGTTTCAGAACCTGGAGCAGCAACGCCAGAAGATGGTGTGGGAATGTTCGTGAATAACGATGGTGAGAAGTTGGATATTGAAGCGGTAAGCTTGATTGATGCGGCTAACTGCACTGAAACTGGGCTAATCAATAAAGCAAAGTTCTTCTTCACCAACGGCTCATTTTCATTTGAAGATATTCACACTGCATTACGTGGCGCTTTAAAAGTAGCTCATCCAAGTGACGACTGGCCTTATCCCGAAACTGTCTGGCCTGACAAATTCATTTACTACACATCAGGCAAAACCTATCAACAAAAATACCTCATGAGCGATGACGGCGCAGCCGAACTCGTTGGTGAGCCTATCGAAGTTGTGCGCAAGCCAACAGAGTACGAAGTTAAAACCAACAAGGAAACTAACCCGATGAAAGAACTCATCACTAACAAGCTGAAGGCGAAAGGCGTCGACACTGAAGGTAAATCAGATGCTGAATTACTGGATGCGTACAACCAAATGAACGCCGAAGAAAAGAAAGAGGAAACGCCGGAAGAAAAAGCCGCGCGTGAGAAAAAAGAGAAGGAAGAGAAAGATAAGGCCGAGAAAGCGACTAACGGCGATTTACAGGCCGCGGTGACTGCTGCTGTAAACGCTGCTATTGCCCCACTTCAAGCGCAGCTAAACGCTAATACTGACAAAGAAGTCAATGCTATGCGTGACGCTGTAAAAGCTAAACTCGGCATGTCGGATGTTGCTGCAAATGCACTAAGTGGCGACCCACTGAAAGAGCTGTATGCACAATGCAATGTATCGCATGGGCTAAATGGTTCATTCAAGCAAGCCAATTCCTCTCAATCAGTTTCAGATATGCCGGAGTAAATAAGACATGGCAAATAAAGTAAAACGCGTAATTCATGCCGGCGGTGTATTTCCTAACCCGTTATTAAACCGTGAGGGTGCGGCGGCAGTTGTTACTAAAGCAGGCATTATCGGTTTCTATGATGAAACTACCGCTAAATTCACGCCATCGGTTGATGGTAAAGAAGCCAATATTTTGTATGTGGTCAACCTTGATTATCTACGCTGCCAAACGGTTGATGATGAAATCAAGGCAGGTGATTGGGTTGTTGCAATTCAGCCAATGCAGGGCTTGTTCTTAAACTTGCGTGCCACTGCTGGTACTTACAAGAAAGGTCAAGCGGTCACTGTGGCTAATGGTCAAATCAAACTAGCAGTAGCTGGTGACACACCGTTTGCTTATATCGAAGAAGATTCAGCATTAACCGCGAAAGCGGGTGATCTGGTTCGTGTTGTGTTCAAGTAAGGAGAACTGAATGTTTTATTTTTCAACTAAGAAGGCAACCGAAACCGGAAACCTTGAAGCCAACCAAGCGCAATTTGGTGAGTTACAGTTAGCGCGTAATTCATCTGCTCAGGCGGTGGCTGATTTTATCTCACGCGCTCGTTTTCGTGGTGATAATGCACCTACGCTAGATGCGACTAATGCGATTGATGACATTAAGCGCTTATACAAAACGTACGACCAGACTGTATTAGCCGAGTTTCAGCCTACCACTGAGTTCACACTGTTAAATGACCTCATGGGCTTATCTCGCTCTGTTCGACTGGAAGAGTCGGTGTATGAGTATGCGCGCAAAGGTAGCGGTGGCGTTGCTCATACGTCAATGAGTGGTCAAATCGGTGCGCTGTTAGATGCTAGTGCGTATGACTTTGACGGCACGATGGTTCCGATCCATGACACGGGTTTCAAGTTCGGTTTCCGTGACCCTATTTTCGCGAAAGGCTCTGCGCTTGCTTCGTTGGCAGACGCACAAAAAGATTCGACCGATACAGTTCGTCGTAAATACCTCGACTTTATCTGGAATGGTTTCCGCGATGCTGCGGGTAACTTCATTGCGTTTGATGGCAAGACGTTTAAAGGCTTGCGTAGTGATGAGCGTGTAGCTCAAGTGACATTGAATATCAATTTCTCAACTGAGCAAGACGGTAAAAAAATCCGCACTGAAATCATCAAACTGCGTGACGTTCTGAAGCTGCAAAACCTGCAATACGGCGAACAAACTTGGTATGTATCAGGCGAGATCCTGTCTAACTGGGAGTCTGGCTACTTCGATGTTAATCAAACCCGTACCATTCTTGAGGAAATCAAGAAAATCACGGGAATTAAAGACATCAAAGAAGACTACGAGCTGAAAGGTAACGAAGTTCTGATTGTTCCGCTGGGTGCTGGTGTTATTGCTCCTATCGTCGGTCAAGCGTTCGGTACAGTTGCCGATCCTCGTCAGTTCTACAACTCAGATTATATCTGGCGTACATGGGGTGCGGCTGGCCTGATGGTTAAGCAAGATATCGCTGGTCGCTTCTCAGTTATTCATGCTAAAGGCGCATAAGGGGGATTCATGGCACTGGTAAAGGTTATTTCAAGTAACTTCTTTGCTGGTGCCGACCTCAAAAAGCAAGAGGTTGGCGCTCAGTTGGAAGTGTCAGAAGAAACCGCCGAAACATGGCTTCTGGCTGGTCTGGTCGAGCGAATCGAAGAGCGAAAACTCGAAGTCGCCACACCAGAGAAGAAAAAGGGTAGAGGTAAGGCAGATGGTGATAACACTTGATAATGTAAAGCCAATGATAGTCGAGCTTGGGTTTACATTGCCTGATTCCGTGCTGTTGTTGCTACTGGATCAAGTGAATGCAAAATCTGAATGCTTGGCGGCTAACTATGATGAATCACTGCAAAAGCTGCTCCTAGTTTATGCGCTGGTTCGTCTCGCCTCATTATCTGGCGCTAGAAAGATATCATCACAAGGCGCTCCTAACGGGGCGTCACGCTCGTTTACTTATGACTCCGCTGGGACAGATTACTTATTGAAGCAATTAAGAGCATGGGATACGGCAGGGTGTTTATCATCGTTACCACTGGCGAGTAAATCGGTCGGATTCTTTAGCGTGGTAGGGGGTTACTCGTGAGCACTACCGCTAACTGGTCATATACTGCACTAGCAACAATCTACCCTGTCACTCGCGGCGGTCGTTATGGTGATGAGATTATCTATGGCACACCTTACCTAATTGACTGCACGTGGCAATCTAGCAATGAAGTTGTGAAAGACGATATGGGGAAAGAGTTTGTCACCAATAACGTTTTTTACACTGAATTGAAGCGTGACGGCGTGGATGTACAAAAGCCAGAGCGAGGTTTCTACATTGCCAAAGGCGATACCACTTCTCAGTCTGACCCGAGAGTCGCAGGAGCTGACATTATTATCACGGTTAAAGAAGATGATATGAGCTTTTTTGGTGAAGAGTTCGATTATGAGATAAGGACTTAACTATGGGTGTGAAAGTAAAAGGCATCCAGAGTGTTAGGGCTAATACCAACAACACATTGCAGCTAATTGCAACTCAAACGACAGCGAGGGTAATGCAGGAAATATCAATTACTGGTGCTGCTCATGCTGCGCTACTAACTCCAATCGACACTTCCAACCTTATCAACAGCCAGTATCGGCAGCTAAGCAAAATATCCAGTGGATATGAAGCTAGGGTGGGCTACTCCGCTAATTATGCTGCTGCGGTTAGTCAGATGAAAGGCAAGCTTAAAGGTCAGCCAAGAGAGGATTTTGGTAAAACTCAAAGTGGTATTTCTTTCGGTGGCGGCACAGGTAAAGGTAATTATTGGGACCCGAACGCAGAGCCTGATTTCTTGCGTAAAGGTTTTGAAAACGCAGCACCTGAAATACAGGAAATCATTAAACGGGGCTACAAAATATGAAGCCTAGTGATATCTATCAAGCGATACGCGATTGGCTCACGGAGAATAACTTTGATGATGGCTTTAAGGTACAAGAACGCTTTTGGCGTGATGGTGCTCAGTTAGATAAATTCATTGTTATTCAGCGAATGGGCGGCAGTAATCCAGAGGAAGCGTTAGTCCGAGATTCTTACAGATTAATTCTCATTTCTGCTGATGGTGGAAGCCAGAAAGAATTAGAAGATTTAGCGTTTAGTATTAGAGATGCATTAATTCGTGATCACAAAATCGGCTGTATGACCTACGTTGAGCCAATCGGCAGTATCAATCAATCAATGAGCGATAGAAATCGCTTAATTCTCGAAATTAACTTCAACACAATAATCTCACGATAACGGAGTAAATAAACATGGCAGGATGTGAATCAGGTGCATTCACAGGCCGCGACGTGGTTGTATTTTATGCAATTGCGTGCCCTGAGAACAAACCTTCACCAACTGAATACGGACGCCTCGGTATGATGCGCGGCAAGTCGTCTGCTACCGAATGGGAAACCGTCGACGCAACGGGCGATATGTCACCACAAAATACGCAGGAAAGTTTGGTTTCGTATAAAAACGTCACTTTCTCTGGTGATGGTGTATCGCGCAAAGAGGCTTTATACGGTCAGAAAGAACTAAAACGACACGTTAATAACCCTGAAAGCACATCAGGTCAGCCTTATGTGTGGTTTAAGATTATCAGCCCTATCGATATCACTGAAGGTTGTTTCTTGGTAACGAGCTGGAGCGATGAGTATCCGCATGATGACGTAGCGACTTGGTCTATTGAAGCTAATAGCGCAGGCGGTGTTGATATTCGTGATATTCCAGACGAAATCATCATCACCAAGCAACCAGTGGATCAGACTTTAACGGTTGGTCAAACACTAAACCTTTCTGTTGAAGCTAAATCAACTGATGGCTCGACTCTGACTTATCAGTGGAAGAAAGGTAATAGCAATGTTACTGGCGGTACTGCTGCAACATTCACCAAACAGTCAACAGTTGTAGGTGATGCAGGGGAATACACTTGTGTCATTACATCAACTTCTGCGGGTAGCGTTACTTCAAGTCAGGCAACAGTCACCATTTCTTAATCTAAGGGGCGCAAGCCCCTCTATTGAGGTCTCATGCAAGTATTAACGGATATAGGGCAGATAGCGGTTGTTGTCGATGGTAAGTCATACCATTTAATACCGTCATTCTCAGCAATGGCTAGACTGTCTCAGGATTCAAGCACGCGATTGACTGATATTTTCGTCACAGTATATGGAGGTCGTTTCTCTAGTTTGAAAGACCCCAAACTGGCTAAGAATGCAGAGGCTATTTGCTTTGCTAACATGGTCATGGATTGCAAAGAGGTGATAGAAAAGTGCTGTAACGAAAAAGTCAGTGAGCTAATTGGCAATCTCGGCGTTAACCGTAAAGGCTGGCTAAGCTATCGAGAAGGGCGCTTGAAGTTACAGGATATCATCACTCTTGCCCGTCACCTTATGCGTCACGGAATCATGGGCGACCAAAAGCCTGATGAAGACGAAGAACCACAGGGTAAATTCACAAACGAGTTCGACCCGCGCGTCTATGTCTATCTTGCCGTAGCCCATTTGGGTATCAGCGAACAAGAAGCATGGGGAATGACAATGACAGGTTTCCGTGCAGCGATGGAAGCTAAATTCCCCCGTAGCGAAAAAGACAAAATCCCATCTAATAAGCGGTATGAAGAAGCTATGGATTGGGCTGATAAAATTATTATGCGTGATAATGCGAGGTAGGATATGAAAGAAACATTCAAGCTGTTTGAAGAAGGCAAAATGAGTTTTAATCCAACTGTGAAGCCTTTACGTACCAATGATGCAATTGGTAATTTCAAGAGTGATGAAAGTGAAAATCTGAAAAAAGAATTAATACGCCGCATGGAAAGTGGCCATGAAGAAAGGCAAGTGTGCCCTCATTGCAAGACTCCGATCTAATTAGTGAAAAAATGATCTTGGTGTATTTGTGATAAGTGCTAGTATCTCAGCAATCTTTATGCTGAGGTGATCGTACGATGGAAGATATAAAGTCAACAATTAGACATGAGGCTGGGCACTGGTTAGCTGCGTTAGAAACGGGATTAAACCCAAAAGAAATACAAATTAGCCTAACTGGAAGCTTTCCTTCTTTTGCAAATATTGATTGTGACAAAGTCTTAAAGAGTCCAAGTGAGGTATCTGATTATTTAACCGCCCGTATTGTTACTTTGTATGCTGGCGCGTATGCCGCTAACTTTGATGGTGAATCATTCGATTATGAGGCTATAAATAAAGATTTCTCTCCATCTGGTGGGGCGTATATAGATTTTATGAGGATTGGGGATTTATATAAAGTATATAAAAATATAAATCCTAGCGGGGGTTATAGCGATGCAGCCTCGGATATGATTGATAAAGCAATGGAAATTGTAATGAATAATTATTGCTTTATTAAAAAACTATCTGAAGGCGCAATAGTATCGGCTGAGCTAAGAGGAAATTCAGTGTTTTTTAGTCAAGAATTGTTAGTTAAACTATATGATTTGAGCAAAGAAAACCCTCAGTAGAGGGTTATTTCTTAATCCCTAATTTTTCCTTAACGACTTCCATCTCTCGTTCAAGTTGGAATATGCGCTCAGCCGCATCAGATATTGTTAATACTTCAACATGAGAATTACGCATTATCCAGTATTCGATAGCTGCGACCATTTCTTGATTAGCTGACCTATTGTTGAATTCAGCTAACTCTTGAATTCGCTCTCTTAAATCTACTGGCAACCTGAGGTTAACTTGCGGATGCTTATATTTTCTTTCCATGCCACCTATCCTCAAAAACTCTCATTCTAGATAGGTGTTTTTTAGGTATCATTGTGTATGTGTACAGTTTTTTGGAGCTGTGGTAGGAACGTATACAGATGGGTCAGTGTAACTATAAAGTTAAATTCTGTAATTTCTAGCAAGCAAAATTTAAAAAACAGCTTGCTTGATGGGGTTTTTTGTATAAAAATCGTTCTTACTGTACTGGTGAGGATAAAATATGGATAGCAAGCAATCAAAAGGTGGGGTAGCAAGAGCCGAATCTTTGTCTCCAGAAAGGAAAACAGAAATTGCAAGGATGGGGGCTGAGGCAAAGAATATGCCGAAAGCTACACATAAAGGTGAAATAGATATATCAGGAATAAAAATCCCTTGTTTTGTGCTTGATGATGGCCGTAGGGTTATATCTGGACGAAGCTTAACTGCATCAATTGGAATGAAGGGGCGTGGCCAAGGAGTTGCTAGATTAGCTGGGCATAAAATGCTGAATTCTAGCAAAAACAAAGAGTTGATATTGGCCATACAGAACCCAATAAAGTTTGTGGGTGCTTTTCCTATAAAAGGTTCTAGTAATACGAATGTTTTTGCAGATGGTTTTGAGGCGACAATTCTTCAGGAATTATGCGAGGCTATACTGGCAGCAAGAGATGATGGCCAGTTATCAACTGAGCAGGAACTTAGGTATGCTCAATATTCTGACATGCTAATAAGAGCGTTTGCTAGAGTTGGTATTGTATCGTTAGTTGACGAGGCGACCGGATACCAAGAAGTCAGGCCGAGGGATGCTCTTCAAGAATATCTAAACAAAATAATTAGTAAAGAGCTTGCTGCATGGGCAAAGAAATTTCCTGATGAGTTTTATGAAAACATCTATAAACTAAAAAATTGGCCATGGCAGGGGATGAGTAAAAACAGGTACAGTGTGGTTTCTCATTATACCCGTGATCTAGTTTATGACCGCTTGGGTGATGGAGTTTTAGCTGAGCTTGAAAAAAAATCTCCCAAAGACGATAAAGGCAATAGAAAAAATAAACTGCATCAGTGGTTAACTGCTGATATTGGCAACCCAATGCTATCACAACATCTTCATTCCTTGATTATGCTACAGAGATTGGCCGTATCAAATGGTTATGGGTGGAATAGATATGTTAAAATGGTAGATCAGGTGATGCCAAAGAAAAATGGCACATTAGAGTTAAATCTAACAGATGAGCTTTAAATGTATTATGCCCAACTAACCCACTCCGGTGGGTTTTTTATTGCCTTAAACTCACACGCAAAGTACATTTCAATCATGTGATTAAATTAAAGGTGATTTGATGTGCCTACTAAGATTCTATATTTGCTCTGTATTTTACTGCTAGCCTTACTTTCGTTTGTACTGGGAGCCTCATTTAGCCTGCATGGTAAAGCTCCTAGCATCATTGACGGGGCGAAGCTAACCGTATCCAATTTCATGTATCAGCCGCAGGCAGCTGATTTTAAAAATGTGAAATTTTATGCGAGTGGTACTAGCATGAAACATAAATCGATAGGTAATGTTTGCGGTGAAGTGCTTACGTTTAAAGAGGATGCACCTTATAGACATAAAAAATTCATAGTTCAGGTCGCAGAAGATATGGACGGTGAAAGTATTTTTTCGTTTCCTCTGTTTGATTTTGAGGGTCAAGTAATGCCTGAAGAAGAGTTCCAGAAAATCTGGGGTGCACGATGTAAGTAATATGGTTACCTTGCTGACATGACCTACTTTCGAGTAGGTTTTTTATTGCCTGAATTTGGCATCTATTCCTTTTGCTTCAATTTGCACTCTCGATAAGCTAACATAACCTAAATTATTATTAACGGAGTGGTGAGATGGAAAATAAAACCGAAAAGACAATAGGTTGCATTATTGTGCTTATCTGCATTGGCGCTTTCGTTATGACAATTATCGCTGTGTCCTTAACTCTGGACTATAAATAATACAGCTACTCTCGGTGGGAATCTAGCCCGTCCTTGGGCTGGGTGGTTAAGCTGGTAGCTTGGTTATATCATTATCTTTTATTTCACGAATAACCCATTCGATTTTGAATAAAGGCTCAATCATATGCTCAGTTAATGAGCCAGTATGAGGATAGCCAAGTTGTTTAAGTGATTCCTGAAGCCCTGAATTCCAATACTCTCTCACTGTACGAATGTGAGTCATTGCACCCTCTAAGGTTTTAATTGACAATTGCCTATTAAATGATGGTGCTGGCAGACTATCCTGCTTAGGAATATATTCACCTTCAAGCGCATCAAGATAAGAGATAGCTTGCGGTATCTGTTCAGGTAAAAGCTCGTTGATGTGCTCAACACCGAACTCTTTGTGAACATACTTCCAGATATCAGGGTAAATATTAGCGACACCAGTAGCAATTAAACGCTCGGCTGTTTGACGTAGCGGAGTGAGTTCTTTTGCTGTTGATTGACGGAGGCTGATTTTTTGTTGAGCTTCTTCTTTCTTGGCAAAATAGAAATCCTCCAGTGCCTCAAAAACATTCCATGCGTTATCGGTGTCTAGCATTTTGGCATGACGCGCTGCCCCACGCTCAGTCCAGAGGGTTAAATGCTTGGCATTTTTAGCACAAGCAACTAAGTTACTTTTAGTAACCTTGTTCTTAAAATCCTTTAGGATTGAACCAGTTAACTTGAAGTAATGTTTACCTTCGATGAACCTTTTGGCATTCCTTGAGAAGTTAGTTTTAATATTGCCAACAACGGTATCGTACAAAGAAGCAATAGTTTCTGTGGTTACTACAGGTACGCCATTATGGGTAATAACTGGCATTGTTTTTATGGAATTGCTGATGCTGCTGACATTTGATACATTAGTCATAGTTCGTTTCCTCTAGACTCGAGCTAAATTAGAAGCCCTGACTATTGCAAGTAGTTAGGGCTTCGCTGTTTTAGTTAACACTCTTCTCTCTTTCTTTTACATACCAAGCAACTGCTTGATTAAGTATAGAGTTTTGAGATATTCCATCTTTATCTGAAAGTTCTACTACTTTGCTTTTTAATGTTTCAGTTAATCTAAGTTGAAGTTTACTTGTTTTTTTATTTCCATTCATGTGACATCCTTTATTTTACCGTGAGTTAATGTGATGTCATAAAGGTATCAATGCAGCTCTATATTGTCAAAGTTTATTTGGATATATTGTGATATCAATGTGGTGTTATGAGAAAAGTAAAATGTCACGAATAAGAGATATTATTCCCTACAGCCTACGGATGCCTGATAACTTAAAAGAAAAGCTGGCAGAAAGAGCGAAGAAAAACGGCAGATCACTTAATTCCGAAATGGTCATGATTTTACAGGCGGCTGTAGACGAAGAAAGAAAACCGAAGAACATAGACGAACTAGCCAACTTAGAATCAGATAAGTTCAAAGAGCTATTCATGGAAACCGTCAAGAAGATGTATGAGGGTAAGCCATGAATATTGAAAGGGTTGCTTTCTTATATCCGTTTTATGCCGATGAAAACGATAGTCCACTGGTAGTTTTTGACTGCGAAGAAATTCCAGCAATAATAGATGTTAATTTTAAAGTGTTTTTAATGGACTTGACCCATGATGAAGCTGTTTATTTACAGTCTCAGATATTAAAAGTTAACAATGATAAAGAAGAACCAGTTAGCGTAGAAAAAGGCTTTTGGCTAAAGGCAGAAGATAGCCAAGGCAGGCCGGATGATATTATGGCTTCCGTAAAAATGACATTTGAGGATTGTAATTTTATAACCGAAGGCGTCTATTGCATTAGAGTTTCTATATTAAAAGACAACAAGATAACCAACAGCAATCAAGCATACTTCAAGGTGAGTCAGGTATATGATAAACCAAAATCCTAGCGTTATAGTAAATGCCAATAGGTTAAGAGTTGTCAAAGAGCACGAAACGGCGGATGACTATAATAGTAACGAACAGCATGAGCTCGGTGGCGGCAGTGGTGGAGGTGGTAACATGGAATCACGAATAACAAAGTTAGAATATGATGTCAGTGATATCAAAAACACTCTCACTGATATGAAAACTGATATGAATACAGTGAAATTAGATATTGGAACACTAAAAACAGATGTAGCGGTTATTAAATCAAACTACGCCAAAAAAGAAGATGTAGTTTCATCTGCTAATAAAATAATTCTATGGGTGGCTGGCGTTGTTATTTTCTCTCAGGTCGTTCCCGCTATGCCTAAAATCATAGAGGCTATTGGTAAGCTTGTTGGTTGAGCTGCTAATTTGCTCCCAATTGCGGCACTAAGAAACTAAACTGATGAAAAACTGATGTGAGGGTGAGATGAAAAGAATATTAGCAGTGGCTGCGGTGGTTATTTCCGTAGTAGTTATAGGTGGAGCTATATCAGTTAATTTTGTTCCAGAGGGAAAGGTTAAAGATGATGTTATTGCTAATTACTGCGCAGAAATGACCAAATCAGTTATGAAGTCACCTGAATCATATAAGTTAAGCGGCTACCACATAGAAAGGTATGCACCCACACCAAGCGAAATAAAAGAACAGGAAAAGTCATCACCAACGCTAGCTAACGAAAAGAGTTTAATTTGGGCTAAATTTGTTGCTAAAGAAAATTACTTAGCTAAAAACTCATTAGGAGTTGAGCTGAGGGGAGTGGCAAAATGCGATTTTATGAGAGCTGAATTGGGGATGGCTCCTCACTTTTATACACTAACTGGATTTTCAATTAACGGAAAGCCCATTGATGGTATTGGCTTGATTGTTGCTGAAACTGAAGCTCAAAAAACTATCGGAAGACTATCTAATGATGTTACTTATAGCCAAAAATTAAAATATATAATTAACCAAATCTTAAATTAAATTTATTTTTTATTAATGATACATACCCTGCCAACTGGCGGGGTTTTTTGTTTTAGCTAATAGCCCTGTCATTTGATGGGGCTTTCTTTTTTAGAGGTTACCATGACATTAAATGCAGGTTCGATTGAATTTATTATCAAGGCTGATACAGAGCAATTACTAGTCTCTAATAAGCAGGTAGATAGAAGCTTAGGTGATTTAGAAACCAGTTTTGATAAAGCATCTAGATCAGTGGAAAAGTCAGAGAAAGCAATGTTCTCATTTTCGAAGGCTGCATTGGCTGTTAGTTCTGCACTATCAGCCGGAGCAATTATTAAAGCTGTAGATGACTGGGGGCAGATGGCGGCACGTATAAAAATGGCGTTGAAATCTGTAGAAGGTGATGTCGATAAGTATTCAGAAATACAAGATAGATTTTTAAAAATCAGCAATAGAAATGGTAAGGCAGTAGAAACTGTACAGTCGCTATATGCTGGTTCAGCAACGTCAATGAAGGAACTTGGATACAACACCGAACAAACAATTGATTATATTGAGTCCCTTTCATCTGCCTTTACTGCAAATGCTACTGGATCACAACAAACTGAGTCAGCAATGAATGCGCTTAATCGTGCAATGGTAGTGGGTACTCTTCGTGGTAACGACTGGCATTCAGTTTTAAACGCAACACCATCAGTTGTTGGAGACATAGCTAAAGAATTATCCCGTTTACGTGGCGGCGTAAAAGTTACAGAAAATGATGTTAAAAAAATGGCGCTGGAAACAGGAATATCCATGAAGCTGTTTGTTGACTCTGCGCGTAATGCAAAAGATGCAAACAACGCGCTTGCTGATTCAATGGATAATACTGTTGCTGATGGATTCACTAAGTTAATTAACTCAGCAAAAGCCTACTATGGCGAAATGAACCAAACTTTAGGTATCACAAGGTCTGTCTCTGCTGGATTTGCTGTACTAACAGAAAACTTCGATAAAGTATCAAGTGCAATAACTGCAATGGTAGCTATAGGGGCTGCTAAGTATTTCGGCTCATTAGCTAATTCAATGAAAAATTCGGCCGTGCAAACACTGAATCAGAGCAAGGCATTTAAAGAAAATGCTAATGCCCAATTGGAAATGGCACAACAAGCCCAGCGACGAGCTGCGGCAGAAGTTAAAAACGCACAGTTAGATAGAGCGAGACTTCAAAATAATATAGACCAAAATAAGAGGTCACAACAAAGTGTTTTGTTATCAAATGAGATAACTGCTGCCCAACAAAGAGAAAGGGCGGCTAAGTTAGGATTGGTTCAAGCTAATAATGCGGTTGCAGCTTCACAAGAAAGAATTAATGCAGCTAGCGCGATAGGTGCAAGAGCTGTAGGGGTTCTTAAATCAGCAATGGCACTTGTTGGCGGCCCTGCTGGGGTTGCAATGTTAGCAGGTGGTGCTCTCTTGTATTACTGGCAACAAGTTGAGACTGCCAGACAGAAATCATTAGATTTCGCTGACTCTATTGAAGAATTAAAAAACAAAATGAAAGAGCTTTCTGATGTGGCTCTAATGGGCAATGTTGCTGAAGCAAGCAATTCCATAGATGTACAGCGAGAGGCTATTGAAAAGCTACAGGATGAGCTTGAAATTCTAAGGGATAATTATAAGTGGACATCTGAAAGTACGAGTGAATGGCAAAATAGGTCAAAAAATCTTTCAACAATACAACGTGATATAGCAATTAAAACAAAAGAGGTTGAAGAGGCTCAAGCAAAATTAGCCAAAACAATCGAATATGTTTCTGATACTACGGGTGAGCTAACTACAAGAAATAAAGATCTCTATGATGCCATGAATAATGCATCTGGAGCCGCTGGTAAAATGGGCGGCATTATTGGCGTATTACAGCAAAAAATAAAGGCCGCTGCGGATGAAAAGGAGCGCCTAAACAATGCAATGAGAGATAATCCCAGAACGGATGACGGGGAAAAGGCAATACTTAACCTGAAAGAACAAAATGAGTTGTTGGGAATTCAGGACAAAAGAAAAAGAGCCATCAGAAAAGCTGAGATGGAAGCGTCAAAACTAACCAGTAATGATGGACAGGCAAAAGATATAGTCGCACTGGCCACAGCGAATTATGACCTAGCTGAGTCAGAAAGAGAACGTAGCAAAGAATCTAAAGCATCATCCAAAACTACCGATACCGCAACAGAAGCAATTAAGCGTCAAGTAGCCGAAATCGAACGCTTGAATAAAAGCTACGAAGATGGATCTAAACAATTAGCGCAATATGATGCTGGCAAGGCATTAGGCGATAAGGCAAGTCCTGAGCAAATAGCACAAGCAGAGCGTTTAGCGGGTGAGTTATTTGATATTCAGCAACGGTTAGCAGATAAACGAGCCGCGCTAGAGGCTAATGTGATCGCTAAAGCTGAAAAGCTGAAAACGGATGAATTAGCTCAGATAGAAAGACAATTGAAAGCAGGTGATATTTCTTTCGAAGAATCGCAGCGCCGTAGGTTAGAAATCGCGTCTGAATATGCCACTAAAATTGCAGAGGCTACAGCAAGCAATATCATTACACCTGTCGCAGAGAACCGCGCTAAGTTTGACCCTGTACAAGCATTACAGAACGAAAACACTCGCAAGCTTGCTTTGATGAGAGAGTATTACACTCAAGAGCAGCAACTGCTAGCAGACTCCTACGCTAAACAGCAAATGTCGCATGAGCAATTTACAGCAGCGAAACAAGCTACTGACATGCAATACAGAGCGCTTATCACAGCGATGGATAATCAGTACCAACAACAGCAAACAGCCGCGCAATGGGAGCTAATGAGGAACCAATCATTAAGTTACGAAATGCTGGCGTCTGCGGTTGATTCGTTCGCGGGTAATGCTTCCAATGTAATGACAGGGTTAATGACGGGCACTATGTCGGCGGCTGATGCTATGCGCTCATTGGGTAACACGATTCTAAATAGTGTCGTTAACTCAATCGTGCAGGTCGGCGTTGAAATGCTGAAAAACTTTATCATCAGTAAAACGATGGGAGTAGCAGCACAGGCAGCGAACGCAGCGGCAGCGATAGCAGGGGGCGCAGCGGCATTAGCAGCATGGACACCAGCGGCAATAGCGGCATCTATCGCAACGGGTGGTGCGGCAGCAGGTAGCGGATTAGCTTCTTTCCAATCGTCAATGTTAGCTGGTCAATCGATGTCATTACTCGGCGGTCGTCGCTACGGCGGTAACGTATCAGGCGGTAATCCATATCGTATTAATGAATCGGGCGAATCTGAGATATTCCAGACTTACGACGGGAAACAGGCGTTCATTCCGAATAAGTCAGGGAAGGTTGTGCCAGCGGATAAAGCGGGGGCAGGCAAGGGGATAACCCTGAATATTGAGTTTTATGATTACTCAACCGGGAAGCACCAGTTCGACGCCAAAGCATCGCAAAGCGGCGATACATTAACGGTTCAGGCGTTCATTTCAGATATGCGTGAGAAAGGCCCATTGCTCCGCGCTATAACCGACAATACAAACGCAACGCCAGTCTTAAGATAACCAAGAGGTAAAGATGGACGAAATTATTGATTACCCTCGCGGTATGCCATTGCCGATTAGGGCAGACAAAAACATGACCATCGACACGGGATTTAGGACTGACCAACCACAGGTCGGCGCTCCTATTTTTCAGCCTCTTACGGATGACTTAAAAACCGTTTGGAGTGTGCGCTGGGTATTGAGGCGAGAACAGGAAAGGCGCTTTGCTCAATGGCTGCGAAGCCCTAACTATCTTGATAACGGTAAGCGCTGGTTTCGCATGGAGATTGATTTGGGCGGCAGTGGGCTACAGGAGCAAATAGTTCACTTCGTTCAAATGCCAGTGCAGACCTCGATAGTTGCTGGCGTGGTGACGTGGACGGGAAGCATTATTTGCCGAAAACTGAACAATACAGATGATGAGTTCGGAGACCTGATTGTCGAGTTATTACCTGAAGAATGGGGCCTACTCGATATCGTCGTAACTGAGAAATTACCGAGATGTAAGGGGGGAGAATGAAGTTAAGAGAGTACAGAGCGCAACGACCGATGCGCACATTCTACGAGACCATTCAATTCTATCACCCATCATTCGGAAACATTCATTTAGTCAGCTTGCAGATAGAGCCTAAAGTCTTGGGCGGTGTTGAATATCAGCCGTGTAACTTTGAGATTGCAGAAAGCCAGCAAAGCAAAACGCCGATTATCGACGCTTCGATTAAGTTCAGCCGAGTCGCACAGGACTTTAAGCAGCAACTCAAGCTTTGGCGGTCGAATACTCGAATGAAGCCGATAGTGGCAACGTTCAGGCTATTTGACTCGGCTGATAAAGATAACCCGATAAGCGAATGGTCGCTGTACGTGAAGGACTGTTCACTCGATGCGGAATCAGTCACTGTCACACTGTCGATGAATAACCCACTGAACAAGAACGTTGGGCGCATTTACACGATGGAAGAATTCACAGGCTTGGAGACAGTCTAATGACGAAATTAGAGTTTATTAATTTGATGATTGGCAAGCCGTGGAAGAATCGTGCGTGTACTTTGAATGAGTGTGACTGCTGGGGATTGGTGGTCTTGTATTTTAGGTACGTACTAGGTACGGAAATTCATCATGATGCTGGCTACGAATCGGACCATGATTTTGTAACCTGCTATGAGAATGAAGTCGAATTCTGGAAGCGTACCGACCATCCAGTTGATGACGGGATATTCATTGGCTATCGCGGCTCTCAGCCAGCCCACATCGGATTAATTATCGATGGTAATGCATTTCATAGCCGAGGAGAGAATGGGGCTGTACGCATGGATAGGCTCATTGTGCTTGAGAAGAAATTCACGAAATTGGAGTTTATGAAATATGCCGATAGTTGAAATCCAGCGAATAGCAGGAACACCTAAAGAAAGAGTCGATTTAACAGCCGGCTCTTTTTTTTATGATGATTTTCTGATGCATCAGCAACTACATAATGACGTTGCGGTTATCGTTAATGGTCGTGAGTTACAGGATGATGACGAGTTAAACTTTGAGATATTACCGACTCACTTTATTCAAGTCATTGACCAGCCAAAGGGCGTTATCGGCGATATTTTGAATCCAGTGTTTAACTTGGTCACGAAAGTATTCTCGTTTCTTGCCCCAAAAACACCGTCATTTTCTGCGGCTGATTCTAATGTCAAAGATAGCCCAAATAATCGACTGACTGCACAAACAAATATCGCGAGAGCATATCAAGCAAGACCTAGAATTTGTGGTCAAGTGAGAGCATTCCCTGACCTAATTCAGCAGTCAATGTTTGAGTACAGCGGAAACCTTAAAACTGTTACCGAGCTTATGTGCTTGGGTGTTGGGCGATTTAAAACAGAGAGCGTCCGGTTCGCTGAGTCAGATTTTACCGCGATGGCAGGTGCTAGCTATAAAATCTATCAGCCCAATGAAGTGATACCGCTGATTAATGAGGGATTTGAATTCCCTGATATCGACGGGCAAGAATTGCCGGGTCCCAATGAAAGTAAAGATATCCCACAGCAAACCGCAACGGCTAATGAAGTCGTTTCAGGTGAAATAAAAGGTGGTGAGGCAGCGATTAAAATCGTCAAGCAAGATGAGTTTGAATACTTCTTTGAGCTGACTAAGCCGCGCTCAATATCAATGACCGTGAATGTTAGCTACGACACGCCACAGGGTAACGTAACTAAAGATGTGAAAATTGGCGCGCAATTAGTGGATGTGAAAGAGAGTGATGGCGGCTCGTTAATTTCGCCTGTTGAGTATTACGAATTCTTCTTTACTAACCTATCCGGCACTGAATTAGCGCAACTTCCACCGAATGCAGTTGTGAATACGACAAAATTTGTTTTGTACGATAACCAATTTCTAACAGTAGGCCCATTCTTTGCGCCAGTTGATGGCGACCAATTATGGGTACATACGCAAGGTCAACTTGGCGGTGGTAATTACTGTAATGCACGAGTCGAAATATGGAAGGTCGATGTCGATAATGTTGAGATAGCCGGCACTCGACAGCAATTCACTACCGGACTGAGAGAAACCAACGGATCGAGAGTTTATTACAAAACAGACAAGGTTGATTTGATAGCGGGCCGTGGCCGTTATGCCATACAGTTAACTCGACTCGAAAACAGCAATGACCAGAGCATTATGAAGTTAGAAAATGCGCACATGGTCAGAGTAAGAAAAGATGTTGTTTTTGAGAGCGACACAATTATTAGCGTGTCTGTGAGGGCAACCGAAGCACCAACGGGAGCAAGGGAGCGCAAGTACAACGTACTATCTACTTCAATGCTTATATCGTATGACCGAGCATCAAAGCAAGTCGATTACACGCTCAGGCCATCCCGTAGTTTTGCAGATAACGTATTGCATACTTGGCTTATTGATGCCGGAGAAAGTGAGAGGAATATTGATATTGATGGGCTATATCGGATTTACGATAGCCTGCCAGATGTGCGGCTTGGTTATTTCGATTACACCTTTGATGATGAAGATATTTCCCTAGGTCAGCGCATCGAAACTATCTGTAATGCAGCTAGAGTAACTGCTTATTTTGATAATGCGGTACTCACTTTTTCCCGGGAGCAGTCCAGCGAATTCCCAATGACCACGTTCAACCGCTCGAATATCACAGGTAACGACATGAAGATATCATATGACATGTCGATGCCATCTGGATATGACGGAATTGAGCTTGAATATGTCGAGCCGGTTCGCAATAAGAAAGACTATATCCGCTTTCGAGTTGATGAGAGCGGAATCACGGAAGGATTATCACGCACCCCAAATAAGATAGTTTTGCAAGGTTGTAGGAATCGCTATCAAGCAATGGACAGGGCGCTTTTAGAAGCCAACAGACTCATTCATCAACGGACAAGTATCAGCTTAACAACGCTTGCAGACGGTGGGAATGTTTACCCGTCAGATATGGTTTTTATAGCGGATACTTATGATTCAAATCAGCAGGCAGGATACATCACTGAGAGAAACGGAGAGGTATTCACAACTAGTGAGAAAATCAAATTTGATGAAGAAATGTGGGTGTATCTCACTGATAGCATGGGGTACACAACGCAGAAGTTTAAAGCCGAGCCTAGGTCAGATACTGAGTTCGGCTTTATCGCAAGTGTGCCAAAAGATATCGAACTCAATTTCTACGATGGATATCGAGTGCAGTCTCCATCGCGGTACGTTATTGCTACATCAGTGGAGACCGATAATATCAAATGGGTTATCACTGATAAACGCCCACTTGGTGGCGAACGCTACACAATAACCGCAACAGAATATTTCGACGCAAAAGCAGACTATAACGCATAACAGCAATCATTAACCAACAAGCCAGCCATAGAGCTGGCTTTTTTATTGGAAAAAATAAGCATGAGAGAAGTCAAGCCAACACAAAAGCCAGTTCCAAGTTCAGACGTAAAAGACCTGTTTTTTAACTCTGGAAAAATAGACGAGTGGGTTAATTCATTACAGCATGAATATACAGATAGATTTGGAAAGTGTCACAAAACCGCAGCGGGAATGGAGTGGGTATTTAACCAGCTTGTTGAGAGATTTAAAATTGAATCCGAACAAGCTCTATTAGCGGCAGGATACTCTCCAGCAGGAACATTCCAAGAAGGCGCGGAAGTCGTTAGCAGAAACGGTACAGTATTGTGGAAATTACCTGATGGGGATGGCGATCACTATCGTTGGGATGGTGATTTGCCGAAACAAGTTCCAGCAGGCTCAACCCCGCAATCAACAGGCGGCATCGGTAAAGGATCTTGGGTTAGCGTGGGCGATGCTAGTTTACGGGGGGATTTACTAAGAGAAGCAGGAGCGAGTCTTATTGGGACGTCTAGCGGATTAACTGTGCAGCAGTCTATAAATAGAAGGTTTTGGCATGTCGAGGATTTCCTGCCAAGGGGCTTCGTATCAGATGGATCAGCTAGCTACACAGAACAAGTGCAGGATGCTATTTCAATGGCCGCTTCCGAAGGTGTTATTTTAGTCATGCCAAACTTTGAAGTTCTTATTGATCCGGCAGGAACAAAATTTGGTGGGTTAGATATTCCCAACGGGTCACACATTATCTTTGATAAAAAATCAAAGCTTAAGATAAAAGCCAATGACTTAGAAAATTACGAACTGCTGAGCATAAGAGACAAAAGCAATATCACAATAGAAAATCCGCAGCTGGTTGGTGATAAATACACTCACACTGGGACTACTGGCGAGTGGGGGATGTTACTCTCAATTCGTGGCGCGTGTAATAATATAAAAATACTCGACCCGAACTTTGAAGATGCCTGGGGAGATGGGCTGTACATCGGGCAAATAAATAACACAGTAGAGTCTACTGCTAGCAATGTCTACGTACGAAAACCTATCTTCAAAAACTGCCGCAGGCAGGGTATATCGGTTACATCAGCAAAGAATCTAACAATCGATTATCCTGACATTTGGTCGACTCGTTCATCAGACAGCCCCGCTACACTAAAAGATGGCCCACACGCTGGAATTGATATTGAGCCAAACATCTTTAACTCAGTGTTAGATAACATTGTTATCAATGGATTATCAGGTGGTGATAATGACTCTGCGCTGATGTATGTATTTTTGGGTGGGTGTGAAAATGGCGCGCCAGAAGGCGGGGTGTATCATGTTGATATCAAAGTTAATGGAATTAGTGATTTGGGTTCAGATAGTGCACTGCAATTAACGGGTGTCAGTAAAAACATTAAGTATTCGGGCGCAATATATGTAAATAATATTGTGTCAAATAAACCAAAACGAAATGGCATTAGGTCACGACAATGGTCAGCGACTAGCGTACCGGTTTACGTTGATGGGTGCGCAATAAACGACTGGTACGATGGTGGCGGTGATGCTGGAGCAATAAACACAGCACCGATCAGCATTTATCAAGATACTGATAGTTCTTTTCCGGCTGTTGGTGGTCTGAAAATAAAAGGTTTGATGCTAACAAACAGGAAAGCACAAGATAAGATAGCTGAAAATATTCTCTTCTCAAGAAATCTAAGTAATTCGGGAGCTACTAGTATCGATATTGAGCTTACGCATTTTGAAGTCAATAGAGAAACAACAATTATTCAATCGCAAAGCGGGGCTATAAATTTTAATAACTTGCCTTTTGGTAAAGGTGTTTTGAATAAGAAGGTAAGCTCATGGACGCAAAGCATAGGTCAAAGTGGCGATATTCTCATTGATAGGCCATCCACTCAAATAACCATGACGTTACCAAACGCCAATGGAATTAGCGAAACCTACATTAACTGGAAATGTAGATTAATGATGAGATTTGGAACGTATCCAACATTTAGATTGAGAAAGAGTGATAAGCCTCTGTTCGTAAACGGAGTGTCTGGCACTAACTTTCTATTCTCTCAGGAATCTGGCGTTATAGATATTGAGTTTGACGGCATAAATTTCTATGCGAGCTGCAAGGGAAGCTACATAAAGGAGAGTTAG